AATTTCTTTTCTTTTTGTTGAACCTTCGTTTACAAAAGTTAGTGAATTTAATTGGCTAGCCATAGATGTTAACAAGAAATCATCCAAAGAACCAAAATATTTACGAATGTTTTTATCAGTATCTTGCCTGGATGTTCCATTTAGCTCTACGGTTTCCCCTGAAAAATCATCTTCATAAAAATCTAAATCGGTTTTAGCTTCTATGGTTTCTACACCATGTAGCCTTTTTGTATATTTTTTTGATTCGCGCTCGATGATATAGTCTGTCTCGTTTATCCTAATCGTCGCGGTACCATTACACTCTGAGTGGTTTTGATTGATAATGTTGAGGTTTTTTCTTATTGACTTCGAAGTCGAATTGTACATGGTGTACAGCAAAGAGTCCACAATAGAAGATTTTCCAGAATAATTCTTGCCAAAAATACCCACAATGCCCTCTAACTTTGAAAAATCAACCATGTTGCCTTCTCCATAATTAAAAAGATTGTCCCACTCTAATTTCTGAAGTGACCAGTGCACATTTCTAAATGTATCTTCTGTTCCTTCGATGTGGGAGTTATATTTTTTGTTAAGCTCGAAGACTCTTTTTAAGACCTCTTCTGATGCATCATATTCTTTCAGATATTCTTGTATCAGCTGTTCTTGAGTCTTGAGGTCTCTTAGGTCCTTTTTTGTCGAAGAGTCTGGAACGTCGATTGTAATCTGCTTGCCTGCAGCTCTATTAAGATAGGTTACTGATTCTGGATTATATTTAAATTTTGCCGTGTCGACGGCCTTTCTCACTTTATCTAGCGATACATTGTTCTCTGAAACTATTCTCAACCTTGCCCCTTCTGGGGGCTTACTTCTCGGAAGGTTTCCTTTTCTTGTTAGATTTAATGTAATGAAAGGCTTTGGGTTTTCAAAGGTTATATGGTCGACGGTGAAATCTTCTTTGTCTTTAATATCCCAAAGCAAATAACCTTTGTCGAGTGATTCCCCAAAATTTTGCTGAACTGTCGATCCCGCGTATCTGATTCTTCCCTCTTTATCTAATTGCTGAGTCTTATGTATATCCCCAAGGAACGAAAAGTCGAATTCCCCGAAAATGCCAATATCGTGATCTCCCCCCAGTGTCCAATTGGTGTCGGTTTTTGATTTACTAATCGCGCCGTGATACAGGGCTATGTTAATAGATTCTCTGTTGGAGGGTTTAACCCAGTTATCTTCATCAAATACCGATAAAACATTGAGAACAAACCCCGATGATAACGGGGTTTCGCCGGCGTGTTTAAGCAGGATCAAATTAGGAGAATTGATTGCTTTTACTATTGGCGATATAGCGTCTTGTCGACTGCCATTACGAAGGTTGCCATCATGGTTACCAAGAATAATATATGTTGGGGCAATTGCTGAAAGGTTTTCAAAAAACTCTCTACACATATCCACAAATTCTGGGGAAATTTGTGTCTTAGTGTGTGCAATATCACCACAGTGGATGATATAGTCTACTTTGTTGTTTTTTAGTGATTTATATAGTTGCCTAAAGACCTCGCGATATTCAAAGTGATACTTTAAATTTCGAATGTGGGTGTCGGCTATGTGTGCAAATTTCATGTTCTCTCCATACTAATAATAAGTATAGCAGAACTGCTTCCAAAAATCAAGAACTCTGTTGCGTTTTTTTAATACCAAACTCAGCTAAATTTTGTGGTGAAAGCCTCTCTAGGAGTTCTTTAAAAAACCTTCTTTCTACCTCTGTTAGAGAATCTATATCACCTGTTCGGGACAATATTTCCATCTCTTCCTTAATAATATTCTTAAGTTGTTTTTTGGTAATTTCCATGAATAGTCTCCTTTAGAAATTTAATTTATACATTAAATAGTCACCAGAAGCTATAAAAGAAGCATTTGATTTCCTATTTAAAAATTCTTTCTTTGTCATTTCTCCAACATCTGCAAACCCCGAAATATCAACTTTAAATGTATTTATCCCATATTGGCCCAAAAGAGCTGAAATTTCATATGCCTTGTCGTCCGCGTCGGGATCCAAAGCCAAATAAACATCTGGGCGATGAAGCACGATCTTCTTAAAAAGTCTGGATCCTTCTTTCAGAGTAGAGCCAAGTAGTGGTACTGCATTCTTTGCCTTTATAGCGTCAAAGACCCCTTCCACCAAAACCAAGTCAGATTTCCAATCTAATAAAATATCGTTAAATATAACATCCTTGCTGTGTTTCGGGTTTTTATACTTGTAGGAGTTTTCATAATAAGATCTCCCAATATAATAACTCAGTGCGCCTTGAGCGTCGAACGAGGGCACAATAATACGGCCAGCATACTCTCCATAATCACAAAATCCAACCTTCCACTGCAGTATGTCTGCTGTGGTAAGGCCTCTGTTCTGAAGGTAGGTCAGAGGTTTTATAAACTCTTTTTTATATTTTGCAGAAAGAGATTTATAGTGTCTGGGGAGGGTTACCTCTTCTCTAGAATCTACGTTCTGATGTTCTTGGAATATTTCTTCATATTTAGACAAGTCTATTTCTGATGACACCTCTGACCACTTTGAATATTCCGCATATGGAAAATAGTCTTTTAGCATCTTGCCTATTGATTTTCCTGAATAACTGCAGACCCAACACTTAAAGAGCCCTTTTTCTAAATTTACAGAAAGTTTCCTTTTGGGATGTTCACATTTTGGGCAACGAAACAAATATTCTTGATTATTTTGATAGTAGTTTCCTAAGTTTGAAACTAAGATGTTGAGTTTTTCCAATTTAAGCCTGCTTTCGCGATGACATAACTATCCGCCCTGTCATATGTCCCAGGGCGGGGATTTCCATGTTTAGTATATTCTATCAGAAAACTAGGCTCGTTGTCAATAACAAACTTAAGAACCTTTTCTTTTGAATTTTCCCCTCTCCTGATCGTTAGTCCAGACTGCTTTCTTGCAGTTGTGGCAGCAATAAGGTGAGGTTCTATTCCAAAAATATCACAACACATCCAAGAAACTATACCATTAAATCTGGATAGTGTCGAAAGAGTCTGAGCCGAAGAAAAACCAGATCTAAACGAATGTAATGATTGTTCTATGAGAACGTTTTCAATATAATATTGATGCTTAATATCTTGCAACTTGTCCCTGATCTGGCGCGCCTTGTGGTAGATCGATGGGAAATATTTCTTATTTCTTGTATCCCAAGACTCATTGTAAAGCATTGCACCAGCAGAATCAAGTACGGTCGCGCCCGAGATACTAGTAGAAATGTCCAAGCCAAGTACTAACATATTAAATATTATATCAGAATAATATATTAAAAGTCAAGCTTTAATTTAAATGTATAGTCTCTATTCATCTTCTTTTTTACAGGGTTTGCTAGCTTTGCAACACCAATTAGATTATAGTTTTCATCATAAATTCCAACCGAAGATATAAATGTTCTTGGCTCATAGGACTCTTCATGCTTTGAGTAAACGGAATCTACAATATTTTTAATTGTCGCGGGCTTCTCTAAGTATTTTTTTAAGGTCAAATTGTGTTCTGCGGCACTTCCGGATTTAATGTATGTCGGGTTATTTGAAAAACTATGTTCCCCTTTTTCTGAATGGGCGAACAGAGTTAATGTGGGTATCTTGCTTACACCTTCAAATTGAAGCCCAAAACTAGAAGAAGGTATTCCAGTAAACTCATAAGTGTCCCCAACCATGGGCATACCTGCACCAAAGTTGTTCCATCTAGGTGAGAGATTACCGGCTGTGGCTCCTTCATATTTTTCTGTATGTGTTGCGTGTACTTTCCAAGACCCTGTAAGCAACATTAAACCGTGGTTATACAATACAACCCCTGCGACAGAGCCCTTGTTTGATCCGGTGGTTTCTATTAATTCTCCATTTAAATTTTTATCATTTACTTCCGCAACTAGACTACCAGAAATATAATACTTCATTTTTAAAGAGCCGGGTTTGATTTTAGAACCATACAAAATAGATGGCACACAAATCATATTAATCTTTTGGGAAGACTTGTCCCCATACGAAGAAGAATAAGAATAATGCTGACTAAAGCGAGCGTTGTCATTTAAGACAGTTTTTAAAGAGCGAATATATTTCTTATTACCGGAAGGAGAAACGTAAGTATCTTTAGTTTCAAAATTCAACAAACCTATATCTATCCCATCTTTTATTAAAATTCTATTAATGCCGGCAGAAAGAGGGTAGGATCCTGTAATTTTATCTCCGTAGTTAAACTGAGATGAATCAGAAAAGTTTGAAACAGAAATCGTTTTAAACGATGTCCTTGCCCCCTCTTTTGTAATAAAAGGATAAATTAACTGAGTTGAAGGTCTATTAACGTTTATTTCATATAGACTAACTTTGCCCTGATCCACGTGCTTCTCAAGATTCTGAAAGGATCCTGTATTTAATATCTCCTCATTCTTGTACACCCTGTTTTGATATACAAAAAAATCATATTTTGGATGGGTAAGAATCGTGTTATGAATGACATCTGTTGATTCAAATTCTTTGAACAACATCTTAGTAATCCAGACGGACCCTCAGCGTCACTTCATTTGTTGGGTCTTTTCTGATTGGTTCAGATAATTTGGCCACTGCTAAAAGTTCGTTATCAGTAGAATAAAGCCCAACGGTAGTTACATAACTTCTAGGCGGATCCTGTATGTTTTTCTTGACTCTGAGCTGGCTTCCGTTCAAATATGTAGGATTCGAACTATAATTGAATTCATTGTGGTGCGCTCTACAAAAATAAACTGCAGAATTCAACTCTGTAGTGTTATTAAACGAAACGTCTTGAATCCTTCTTCTGACAGCATCGGCCATTTGATCAATCGTGCCACTGGCAAAAATATGAGTGTGGGTCTTACCACCTCCAACATTAGCATGATGCATGTGAGGAGAGTTGGAACCCACAAGAATACCATCAGCATCCAGTATGGGGTTCGAACCAGCACCGGGGGTGGTGGCAACGCGGAATAGCTTTGAGCCATCCAAAATAACCACCCCTGCTTGATAATATATCAATCCTACAGCTAAATTGACATTGGCAGCAATTGCTACTGGATCTGTGCCGTCCGAAGCATACAGTAAAGCATATTCTCCGGCGGGTGAATTAACTCTGTAGTTTGACGCGGCGCCCGTGTCCTTCACAACTACCACCTTAGTAAATGGTGTATCAAAGGACTGATCTGTGCCGAGCCTAAGAGAAAACGACCCTTTCTTTATTTCGTCCTTTACCAATAATCTAGAAAAGGTAAGAAAAATCGGATCTAATATTTTATCTGCTTTGGTTCCATAGTCCCCATCACTATCAAACAGCCTCACAGAGCCGCTTATATCATAGCCAGCTAAAATTTGAGCCATTTGTATGTAGATATTCTTCTTCTTATCCATCTGTGTCTTTACGACACCAGGAAGCATGGCCGACGAGGTGTAAAGACCTTGGTAATCTGATGTGCCTCCTGATCCACTAAATGGTACATAGGGTGCCACACCCGTAGAAATATCAAAAATGTGATTTGCTGAGGAGCTAAGATGCGGATAGTCATACACGCTTTGAAACATTCCGTGCGAATACTTCTTTATATGAGGCTCTGCCCCATAATCTGACCCGTCAGCTTTCCCGTAGGTTCCCGAAACCAGAGATCCCGTTATTGGTATTGCCTCGTGAAGCAGTGTCTTCGTGGTTGTTACGTCTGAGTTTAAAAAAGTTTTAAATACTGTAGATTGCGCCATTGTTTACTCCTAAGCTTTTCTTATTATTCTTATTGGGATATCTACCGAATACCCAGTCGTCACGCCGGTAACTCTGATAATTGTGTCCAAATACTGGAGGCCAGTTACTGTACCTACCTCAAAAGTTGTGGTGCCCGGGCCCAACTTATCAAAAAGGGCCGTGCTTTCTCTGATATTCAACGCTGCCGAGAGCTTGAATTTAAACCTTGTCCCCAAGGGGCCCTTAAAAACCTGCTTTGCTGCCTTGTTTTGCTGGTCTCCATCCGGGATGACTCCTATGCTTTCAATCATAGTTGCGTTTTTACCTATAGAGAAATAATATGTCGCTATATTATCGTCGTCGACAAAAGAATATTTTTGCGTGGAACCTGCGGCTGGCTCGGCCACCCTAAGAAGGCGATGGTCAACCTGTATAAGATATTGGTTTTCTTGCAAATCATCGTCTATTGGCTGAGTGTAAGAAGGGTCCCCATTAGAATCAATTCCTTGATCTACTATGATCAAGCTTTGAGAATTATTTGGGTTTACTCCGTACAAAACACCATTTACATTAGCGAGAGCATTGCTTGTGTCAGTTTCAGCTGATTGATTCGCAGTAAGTATATAACCTCCCGAGAACTCAGAAGGCTGTCCATTATCTTCTTGCAAAGATGCCTGAGTGTTTATCTTTAAAATAGGCATATGCAAAACATTATTTCTCGTAATCGTCATCAGTCGCGACTTCATTGTCGAAGTGTTGTTTGTGAAAGCTTCTAGAATCGGAGTTTGCATTATCTCCAAGTCATAAAAGGCGGAACCACTAACGTGATCTTTGTTAAATAGTTCGTAATTTATCTCTTCATCACCTAAAGAAAACTTAGTTATCTTAAATTCCCCGCGGGCCATGCGTTGGCGGCCGGCGTCGGTCAACACTGCATCTAGCAAAATATCGCCAGAATTATCTAAAAATGCCATTAATCATTCTCCTTAACAAAATAAAATACAACTATTTATAGTAAATAGTTCGGACTTTTAATACAACGCAATAAAAAAACCCAACACCAACACATTTAAATAGTATCAAACAAAAAATGTTTCAACCCAAGACTGATCACTTGTAGCCCTTTGGGGGTCGCGGATCGAAATCGATACCTTGATATCTGTCCCCTTTTGGTTTCGCTTTGCTAGTGCTTTTTCCTTGCCAAATCCCCCACCCAGAATGACCTGTATAACTTTTTGCAGAATCCGCCCCCTTGTTGGGAAGTCCCGAAGACGAATTCGATACCTTAGACCTAGGAGGGCAGGGCTCGTCCTCAGGTGTATAACCATCAGGCTCAGCTGTTTCAAGATTTTCGTGGATCTTGTAATTAAATTTAAAATTAACGTCCAAAACCTTTCCAGTAACCTTTGACCTTATTCTAAGTTTGTAATACTTCCCCCATATTGAACTTTCGCTCAAGCCAAGCCTGATCTCTCCTGCAGGGGGGCAGCTCTTGTAAGCTTCCCTAGGGTCTGAATTAAGATTAAGTGCATAAGAGCTTTGCATTGCTGATGGCTCTATTTCTAAAAATTGCGACAAGTCTCCCTTTATCATTTTCTTTCTTTTACTGAATGAGTGGGGCTTTACATCTAGATAGACCCCATCTTCATAGGATATCAGCCTTATTTTAAATACCCTAGAAGGGTTTGAAATGCCGGCGGGATCAGATGAGCGAAACATATAATAATAATCTTTATTTGGTTCTATCTGGTTATCGTGTATCAACCCCTTACCCTTTATGTATGTCTCTTGTGGTAAGTTAAAAATTCTCTCATTCCTTATGTTCCTAGGATAAGTTACATTATATATCTTTGCTCGAGCGAAATCAGAATACGAATCAGGCGGATCTTCCAGTCTAAAAATCTGATATGCAGATGGTGGACTGTCTCCTTTGTATAGAATCCGTCCGTCAATATCAGGATTTGAGGCCAAAACCATTCTCTCGATAATCTGCTCATCAGTGTCCAGCACTTTTACAGGGACCGAATTATACTCTCCATAATTCGTAGTCAAAACAATGCCTACCTCGGTATCTATCCCCTTGTAAGGCAGAAAAGAAACGTCTGGAAACATCGGTGGCCTGTCGCGAGTTTCTAAAGTTTTCTCAAAATAAGGCACTTGAACTAATACTATTTTTGGTTTTGTGGTCACTGTGACGTTTGTTCTTCTATCCCTGAATCCGTCTATCTCATACTTGCCATGATTTTTATTATACGACCCTTCATACTTATATTCCGAACCTATCACGATATTGTAGGCAAATATTCTATAGTGGTATTTCTCGCCGTAAAGAACCTGGTTGTCTATAAACTTAAAATTAGTTATATTCTCATTATCAAAAAAAACAAACTCCTGCAAAGGTGTTGAGTTTGGGAGACCATCTTCATGAAAATCATACTTACAAACCTTATAAGCCACAGTCTCAGAATAAGCTAACTCTCCATTCCAGATGTCTTTAAATCTCCTAATCTTTTCTGGCGTTATAAACTTATATAATTTTGAAACGAAAACATTCTTATTAATAAGATCCCAAAAACCATCCAACGTTGCGTTCTCTTCCTCTTCTTCTCCTAAAGAGAACTCACTTCTTCGAGGAGGATTAAGGCCCATAGGAAACATATCTTTTCTTTCATATACCTGCTCAATCACGTCTTTATCCATTTCTGATATAAAGGATATTATATCATAAGTGTCCAGCATCTTAGGGTCTGAAATAAATCTATCATTCAGGCTTGCCTTCTCTGAATTCTGAGTTTCTTCGTCCATGGTTTCGCGATATGGTTCTCTTATTCTGTGTTTGTCGTATATCCCTCTTGGGTTTGCTATGAGATCAAGAAAGTATTTATCCATTCTTGTTAGCGAAGCCATGGCAGCAAATGCGGAACCCTGTTGGGTGTGTATGTCAAACTCAACGTGTTGTGGAAAATACATTGATGTCTTTTTCGCCACCTCTTCAAAACTCTCTACCTGCGCTGATGGGAAAAGTAATATATTGTCCTCCACGTTACACGGTTCTTTGTTTCTAAATTCCAGTTTAGAGTTTTCAGATTTTCTCAGCTGTTCGTGGGTGCGATAAATATTCTTGTATGTGGCCCAATGAGATTCTCTCTTATAAAAGGTCGAATTTGTCACCACCCTTATATCAATTGTGGAAAACTGATTGTACCCAAGCAAACTAGCCTCGTTCTGATAAAATGGTATTTCCGTACTATGAACAAAATCATAATAAATATTACTCAGACCAAGAACAGGAAAAAGCCCCAACTTATCAACAAAGGGTTTTACCGGGACTCCGCCTGGTATTTCTGCTAGAGGGCCAGTAAACTCTGAGGAAGGTACCGAAAAATTACTTACTGGCTTTTTACCATAAAAATATAGAGCATATAGCTTGTGTTCTGGCACCATCTTTCTAAGTTTATCGGAAATGTCGATTGTCGCAAGATTGGCGATTCTTGCTGGCTTGAATGCGGACGGATCACCAAGAACACCCTCAAACCCATTTAAATTTATAAGAAGCCTTTCGCTGTATTGCTGATTCGGTGCGTCATAGCCTTGAAAAGTAGCATCTAAAAAACTTACAACAAAGTTAATTTCATGCTCTAATGTCGGCTGCGATAAAATATACTCAGAAAACAACAGCTCGTGACCCTCTCTACTTGGCCCTGGATTGCGATAGGTCCAGTGACGGCCGCAGCAAATACGAAAAATGTCAGCACGAAGGGGTGCCGAATCTTCTTCCATATCATTTCTTAGTCTTCCCAAGTGTTGAACTATTGCTAGTGGGTCTCTGCGGCGGACAACGTCGCCATCGAGAGAACTGACAAACTCCTTTATGTTGTTTTCGTCTGGAAGTGGGCAGAAAAGACCTTCATTAATTAGTAGCTTGTTTCTCGTGCTTGAAGTCTGGGGGGAATCAATCGTCTCCAAAGGATACAAATATACAGGAAGATGTTGACGCTGGACAGAGAGATCTGGCTGATTTGGATCACTATATATACTTAGTCCGTGACTAGCATCTTCAGATTTATGTTTCTTGCGTATATTACTACCATCTGGGGGTGCTGGGCGTGGTGGATACCCTTCACAAAAAGGCCCTGACGAAGGCGGCAACAAAAGATTCTCCACATTCTTACCAACTGTTAAAGCACCTTCAGATGCGCCTAGAGTTGTTGGAGAGTTTTTTATTATTTCTGCCTTCTCCTTCTCTTTTTTTAATAATTCATAAATATTAGCCATTTAAAATTCCACCAACATTGTTGTATCTGCCGTATCAAAATCATTCTCTTCAAAAGTTTTACCAACTGATGATGTGGGTGAGATTACCGGCTCTAGGGTGAGAACCTTTATTCGGCGGACAGTTTGCCCTGAGCGGGACCTTCTAGAAGCTCGATTCAACATAGAGAGTGCCGACTCTGCCGGCTCAGAGGGTCTCGAATTTTGCAAAAACGCCCTAAACCCGGTTGCAGAAGACTTGTTGCTCGAACGGGGACCGCCCGTATTTAAGGAAGATATCCTTGTCCTCATCACTAATTCCATAGGAGAGCCCAAGAGATATTTGCTTTTTATATCAAAAGCGTTTGGGTCACGTATGCCAGCTGCTTCTAGTTCTTCGAACTTTTCTTTAAACTTGTTTGCCTCTTTGTGCTCAGCCATAGAAGAAGATTCTAAATATCTTTTAGAGGTGTCGTACGGACCTTTTGTAACATTTCCGGCAAACGTTCTATAGTTTTTTAAAACATCAATATACTTCATTAGTCCATCATTTTTAACCAAATAATTTCTTTCTTTAATTATGTTTCTTATAAATTTTCTATAATCTTTTGCCGAGTCCAAAACGTACAAAGCCCCACACAACAATTTATTGAAATTTTCATGCGTAAGTGTGTTCTTCGGAGAAGGGTCGACAAGATTTTGGAACACCATACCAGTACCAAAACCCAGCGCCCCGACACTTAGACCCTCTATATAGCCAACAAAACCAGTAGCGTCAAAAGTTTTTGTATAAATGCCCGACATGCCACCAATTGAGGACGCGGCGGCGCGCTTTGTGAGCCTATCAAGACCAAACTTTATAGGAGCCAGTTCTTCTATGGGCTTGCTGTACAGCATCCTTGACGCAAGGATCGTATTTTTCTTATAGTATTCTTTTGCTCCCTGGTTGTATTTGCTGCCGCGGCGAGGATCATCAAAATAACTTTCCGAAGCGGGCATTGTGGTGGAGCTCGATGATGTCGATGGGCCGGAAAGCAAATATGCATCCGGGAATACTATGGTTCCTGGTCCGTCGTAAAAACTTAGCGGCAGAGAGTATATATTCCTATCTAGCTGTAGTTTTTCAACAATGTCAGCTAAAGCTGTGAACATAGTGAGGGGCCCAAAATAAGAACGAGTAACTGGGCGTTTTACAGCATTTATGTAAGCCTTATAGTCCTTGCAAACCTCAATGTGTGCTGGGGGTTTATAGGAATTCAACCTTGCATTAAAGGCCGCGGTCGGGTTCTCCGAAATGGTCGAGTTTGGTTCAAGTTTTTCTCCCAACGTAGAAGATAAGAAGGCGACAATATCTCGAAATCTCTGGTAAAATATTTCACAAGATTCTAAAGTACCATTCATAAGAGGACTTGTGTTAACCTCTATATGATGCGACACCAAGTTCCAATCCAAAGATTCTCCAGTACCAGAAATATAAGCGAAAATAGTTCTTATCAAAGTATATATATCTATTGCATTTTCCAACTTTGAGATAACATCATCCTGTTCTCTAAACTCCTCAGTAAAAACTTTCTTCTCATAATCGTAATGACCAGAAGACTCCCCAACTCTTGAGTCACTAAGCCTATAAACATCAAAAGCGCCACCCCTATCGACATGATAGTCATAATATCGATCCTCGGAATTCTTATATTTTATTTTTGGTATTCTTGCAATCTGTATAAAATCCGACAATTCGTTTGCTGCTTTCCGGGCGTTGGAAAGCAGTTCTCTTAGGGTCTCCTCTATCCCGTCTTTTATGATTAAGTGAATCTGGTAAGTATAAACCCCTGCATTAACTCTAGAAAAGTCATAGTCCCTCAGGACAAAGTGCCTAAAAGTCTCCGGGGTTGGCTCGTCTGGCAAGCTTATGGCGCACTCCTCAATCTTTGCTATTACTCTTTCTTGTCTCTTATCTCGTTGTGCTTTTGTGATCAATTTGTGATTCCAAACCGGGTCGCTTGAGTCTGCAGTTTCGACAACCAAATGAGGCACATCATCAGTATCCATAGGTTTATAGTCGTTTTCTCCAAAATACCCTATTCCAGTAGGATAATTGCTCACCCTTTTCCTCACAACCTTAAGGCTAAGTATTTGACTGCTAGTTAACATAGCCGCTTTAACGCCAGGGGGAACAAAATCTAAAAAATAACCATATTTTGAATTCTGCTTTATCACATTGAGATAGTCAAACGAAAAAACCATTTTTGCTGATCCCTGAAGGTCTCTACTTATTTCCATAAAACCATCTATCACGTTGTCTCCTCTGTGTTTTTCTAGGATCTCCTCAAATTTTTGTCTTATAGAGCTATCGTTTGTATCTCTCGTCATGCGAGAAATCATATCAATTGATCTCTCAATTGTCGAAAAGTCATAATTACCAACACTTATAGGATAATTTGCGATTGGTGCACCATAGCCCGGGTCGCCGCCGAAATAATCAATCGAAACCGGGTCAGCATCGTATTTAACTTTCGTATTTCTGACTCCTATCTGCTTTAACTTCGGTTTAGGTCCCGGAGATACATGAGAAACTCCACCCATCCACCCAACGTATCCATCCGGAGAGGGGCTGTTTGGGGGGTGATAGTGAGTGGGGCCATTCCAAATCTTTGTTTCATCCTCGCGGTGGACATATATAAGGCTTTGTGTGGGGACTTTTCCCTCTTCAAAGACTACATCCATAGTTGTTATCCCACCAACTTGATGAATTTCATCTATCGCAGATGGATAAATCGTTGGATCTATTGAGAAGTCTTCTAACATTTGTTCGACATCCACGTGGGAAAAACATATAAATGATAAATTTTGAATGTCTTTACTGATTTTGTATTCTTTACTAAAAAGATAATCAAACGGTTCTGCTCCCGAAACCCCCGTACCTGAATTTAGATCTAGGTCACTCTGAGCTTGCATAGTTAGCGTTGTAGAGTGTTGGTCTATGACATCGTTCAGGCTGTATGTGTGGCACGTAACCCCCAACCTTTCATCGCTATAGGCCATAAGAGATTGAAATATTCCTTCAATAGAGTGTTGAGACTCTGCCACCTCTCTTGGAATGTGGTGGGTTGTTATCAGCCAATCCTTTAAAGCACCCCATCTTCGTGATGTGTCGTAAAGCATACTATAAAGATTCTGAGCATATCCTGTTGAACCACGGACCTCTAAGACATAAAGGTTTATGTATTTTTTAAACTCCGGTATCCTAAACCACGAATAATCTCTAGCCTCTCTTATTAAAAAGTCTACGTCTATTGCTAGGTTTCGAGCGGGTTCAGCGCCTAGCGGATCAACAGGGACGCTTCTTGGCGTAACTATTATTCTTTTTGTCAAAATGGTGGGTGTTTTTGCGTATTCTAACATAAAATCAGTTATTTCTCCTATGTGTTGAAAAAGCCCTTAACAAGCCCTTTTTTATGCTTTTCATAGTTAGATATTTTTTTGTCTTTCCTTATCTCGAAAAGCTGACCGTCGTCCTCAATTGGGACTAACTTTTCTTCACCCTGCTCTTTGTTTATTTCATAAAGCTGATATTCAAAAGTATCCTTTATGAAAGGTGCGTTACTTTCTGTTAGACCAAGAACAAGATCTTCCTTTTCTATGTGAAGTGTCGTTCCGTCTAAAAATTCTATATTTTCAGATAAAAGGTCTACAAAGGTTTCAAGATCCTGAATCGGATCCCTCTTTCTTCTATTATCGCTAAATATCACATACTCTGGCCTAAATTCTATTTGTGGTATTTTAGACTCTCCCGAACCTGTACTAAAAGTTACTTGCAAGTTTTCGTTTTTTATAATCGCCCCCCCCAGAGCGTCTAGAGTATAATAGGGCGCCTCTTGGGTGCCATGATGAGAGGATCCCAATATTCTATTTAGAATTCTATCCCTCTCTTCAGTCTCTTGAAATTCATCTAGCGGCTCGTAAAGGTCTCTCTCTCCCTTTTCTATTAAATCTGACCCAGTCAAGTAATTAAGCTCTACTCCCTTTGTTACGTGTTGTAGGTCAAGTCTAGGAGACTCTTTAATTCTCGTTATTATATCGTTCTGATCCTCCACAACTCCGGCGTGGGAAGCATCATAAATAATGTCGTCATCAAAAAAAGCATAATAGTGTGGGCGGAATCGACCCTTTGCTAGCTGCGTTTTTCCAAACTGTGTTAACTTTATCTGTATTACTTCTTCTTTTTTGTTAATAAAAGCCATTTATGGTTTACCTGGATCTCTAGCCGTTACAAAATCTACCTTTGCCTCTACTTTAACTAGCTCTACTAAAGAAAAGAAGTCATACGGCCAATTGTAAGAATAGTGGATATCTTGCAAATCTCTCGTTAAGTTATAAGTTGACAAGTCTGACAAAGCGTCCATAGAAATCAAGTCCATATTTTCCATGCCACGATATAATGAATTAAGTTTTACTTGTGCATAGTCTTTTTCTGCTCGGTATTTGACTTTAAAAACAAGCCATCGCACCTCCTCTTTCAAAAACCTAGGATCTAATGGGTTTTCCAAAGAAGAATGCAGTGTATGTGAAACATATTGGGTATCCATTGTGGATCCCGCGCGTAGACCCGAATTGGAATGCTGGGGCATCGCTGTTGATTCTGCGGAGGTCGGGGACGTATTCTCCCAAATATTCTTAAGATCTTCCTTTGTTAGCTTCGCGTTGAATTCAAAAACGTACATAGCTACTGCTTCCTTTTTTCTGACCTTTTTTGGAAATTGCACAAAATCAAACTGAGGAGGAAAAATATATTTTTTCATCATTCTCATCTGAAATGCTATCGGATTTCGCACTTCTTTCAATCTTCTCTCTCTTCCCTCTCCTTCCGGCATTTCAAAAATTTTTCTATTTTCTTCTTCAGCTACTTGAATTTGCTTTTCCTGGAGTTTGAAAAATTGCACATTTTCGTGTATATCACAATAATACGGTATTGCAACCACCGCTTCACTTATTTCTTTTTCTTCAGCGATGGCTCCCATACGAAGTGTGCTTGTTTTTTGATCTTCTGGTAAAAATCCTACAGCTTTCGCTAAAGAGGGGTGATATTCTCCGTCAGATCTTTTAACATCTGCGATCGACAAGAAATATCCCTTCTTGTTTTCACCTGGTAGTTTGCCCCTTTGGTGCCACATTCCTCTAGAAGCGGTCAAATAGGTTGTTGCCGTATTTACAGAGTGCGTCAAATACGTTAACCAATTTTCTGTTTTCCATGGAGAGTCTGTAACTGCAGTATTTACTGTTGAATTTGATAAATCCAAAACAGACATCGGCACATTTTCAAAATCCAGCAGCGGGGTCTCCCACTTTGATTGTATTACCCAGCGCTTTGAAGAAGAATCTTTGGGTATAACAACCCTAAGATTACCAGGAATTCTTGTTAAGTTGTTACCTGATTCATACTCTCTTTCGAATGTTGGCTCCAAATAGCCCGACTTAAGGTCGAGACTTGCACTTAGGCACATCGCGTGCTGAAAGTTTGTCGCAGAAGAAGTCTGGGCCTCTATGTTGTAAAAGTTCCTATATTCTAAAGTCATGCCGCTCATGAGATCATCATAAGAGTATGTTTGATTTTCTCCTTCTTTGGTGGTATTAAAAGTGAACTCAACATAAGGATCTGCGCCAGGGTCCAAAAATGGCGGCACATAAGGGGCAAAACCATGAGACCCCTCAAAAAGCTGCTTGCCAGAAGTAAAATACTCCACTCCGGATGCGGAGGACCCCCCTTGAGGGTTTGACCAGCCGGCGGCGATAACATAGCCCTCGTGACTCCCTCCATCATTCAGGCCCTTCACCACACCATCTGCCTCTACATTGCTAGCAATGCCGCCATCAACAGAGACCAAAGTCGCGTTGCCGCCTGAGCCTTGCACAGGTTGTGTAAATATTATTTTTGCAGCGTCAGAATTAGTAACCAAAAAACCTGCAGAAGATAGCGCTATTCTCAGTTCTTTTGCGACTTCGATATTTGTCTTTAGGCCGCTGCCATCTTCCAAGTTAATAAAATATTTAACACTAGTGTTGTTACTTGCCATACTATTGGCAGCGTCATGATAAAACAAAAAGCTTATATTGGTCGATGAAGAGCCGCTGTATAGCGGTATCGTAATACCCGGATACTTGCCCTCGTTGCCACCGTTGCTAGTTGAATTTAATTGCGCGTCCAGAGTCCAATGGTTACTGCCGCCTGAATCTGTAATACTTACTGTAAAATTACCAGAGGCTTTGTTGCCAACTTGAGCATTTGTCGCGGTTCGCACCTCTTTAACAACATCTCCGGCATCGACGGGTGGCCCAAAAGCGGAATGACGATCATACATCACCAAGTCCTGATTGTGAAGGTAGACTCTCATCTTATAACTAACTCCAGGTGGAGATATGAAATTTATTTTTTTAGATTTAAAAGATGTTAGCTTTTGATCTTTTAGGAAAAAGTTTACAGTTTCTGCTGTAAAATTATTAATTGCCATCTTATATGTTGTATAGTCGCTTAAACTACTAAAAGCGCCCAACCCTAAAGACTCTCTTGAGTGCTCAACATTAGCGGTACCAAACTTAAAAGGGTAATCAAAAGTCTTATACCAGTACTGGTTTCCGTATATAAAACTTGCCGAAGGATGGGGCTCGTTATCTGGCAAATCAATACCCAACAAACCTTCCACGTCTAGTAAATCCTCGAAAGAAACTCTTTTTATGGCTTTTGCTTTAATTCTTGGAATGCCTTTATCTTTTGTATTGTTTACAAAAGATCCAGTAACACCTCCTGCAAAATACTGACCCAAAGAGCTGCGTAAATTAGAATTGGAAGTTGGCGATGTAGATAATTCTCTTAGAAACCCGGGCCCAACGCCAGAGGAGCCTCCAGCCCCTAGGCGCATATTGATAGAATGACCTCCCGATATAGTGACGCCGCGCCCGGGATTAGCAGAAAAATGAATTTTACTTGCTTCTTGACCAGAGCCATCTCGCACACCATCAGACACACTCAGCGCAACGTTACCAGAAGAACCAACATAAGGCTGCCGAAAAACAATACAAGCTCCCCCTACTCCCGGCACTGAAACCAGCCCAACACCAGGAATGTACATGGCCTTCGCGCGGCCGGAACTATCTTCACCGGGGTCGGGGATGACGCCTATGTTAAAGTCAGGATCTCCAGTTGACCACAAGGCAGTGGGCATTCGGTCTGGTGGATTGGTTCCTGATGAGATCGACCCATCGGTGTTGATAACAGAATAATCCGTCTCAACTAAATAATTTAAATCCACCACTTCAAAGCCGGCGGCGACCAGCTTAGCAGAAAGCTGTCGAGCAACCTGAGTGTTTCTAGATGCAGACCTGCGGTCAAGCGAAGCTGCAAGTTCTGGAGGTTGACCAACATCAACATATTTAACGTGAGTTGACTCACTCGCGTTGTCTACTGCATCCGAAAAGAAGTGGAATGTCTTTGTTGTTGTTGTACCATCCGCCTCTAATAGTCCCATTTGTATCTTTGGGTATGTCCCTGCAGAGGAAATTGAATTTGCGGTCCACGCTGTCTTTGAAGCATCCAAAAGATTGATGTTTATGAACCCTATTGCCTTAGTTCCCCTTATATCATTCTCAAACAAAGGATAATCAACTGCAACCCCAGATTTGATCGAATTATACAAAACCCCAGGAGCCATGAGAGGTTTTATAGCATGATGCAAAGACCCTGACATCTTTTTATCTAAATGATCACTCACGTCTGAGCCGTTTAAAGATTTATATCTATAGTCTTGCAAGTAACATTTAGTAAAAATTTCACCTATCTGCGCTGTTCTCTCGACCGGATAAAAGCCCCTATAGGGCAAAAATTTCATAACACCCTTGCACTTTAGTGTGAGGCGCCCGGGGGCAAAAGGGGCATTTGATTCTTCGAAAGAGTCTTGAATTGTTCCGAAATACTTTAAGAAATCTGATGTCGAATATGTTTTATAAAAATTAGAACCGACTGCCAAAGTTCCATGAGAAGTATTGTAGACGCCTCCTGTCAAGCTTAACAAAGTTTCTAGCGGCGTGTTAAAGTCTTCTCGAGATGTGCTTTGGTCAGATAATTTGACGATGGTCTCTATGTGGTCACTTATCTTGAATTCAGGGACCAGAGAATAGTTCTGCCCTACTAATCTTATCTCTTCGTTGTAATCTGTGTATTTATCGTAAAATGGAGAACTACTATCCTTGTTCACCTCCCACTTGCTTTCCCCTGCTAAATACTCCTCATAGCCGTCGGCGCCATATGTGCCGTACGGCTGTGGAATGCGACGATTATACACCAAAGCAGGAGGAGGGGTTCCATGAATTCTATTATAACCTAGGCCAAATATACTATAATCATTTTGTAGCTCCCCTTCGCCTCTGACTCCCTGGTCTCTATTTGCTAAAAAGCTAGCATTAGTGGATGTATATGATGCGGTAAGAGAAAGGGGCTCTTTAGAAAAGTCTTTACGACTATCAAGCAGCCACGCACTTGATGTAATGTATTGAACTATCGTCGCTCCGGAGTTCTTGTAATCTAAGGTGTCCACAAAAAGAGAATTTGTTTCCGTATAGTTTTCTATAACTGGTCTAATTTTTGGAAAAATTACAGAATTATCTGAATATGCCGATATTGCACTTCCGATTAAAATGTTTTCTCTCTTAGATCTATCAGAATTCCAAGAGTGAAAAACAAAATTCTCTCTATTTCTGGCATTCTTTGTATATGTGTTGATCTCTCTTGGGTATATTGCTTCAAGGTAGTTAATCTGATGAAAAGCGTCTGGCTTGTCTGCCCTGCTATCATCCTGATAAGCGGCCATCATTGATTCCATGGGCTGGTGTGTCACCTCATCTATCTTGAGAGCACTAATAATTTCAGGATTTGAAAAAGTAGATATCGCATTTGTGTATGTGTCTCGAACTGCAAAATACATATTCTCAAACATTTGAGAATCAGGCTGAAAGACTGTGCTAACATCAGTAAGCCACCAAAGAACGTTTTCCATCACCTGATCACCGGTGCCCGAACCCATGTCTTCTATGAACCGAAGAGTTGAGTCCGAAAAATTCATCATTACAAATGGATCAAACTTGGATGTAACAGGAATATCAAAATAATTCTTTGCAACCCTACTAGAATATCTTGCTGATTTGTCCTTTATTTTAGAACCGCGGGGTGATATATCGTATTCGTAGTCCACTATCGGCGAAGTACTAGGAACCCCTTCTCGAAAATGTATAGAATATTGGTTATTTTTTCTATGACTTCTCATAATTGGATGAGATGCTCCGCGGAGCTGTTTCCATGATGGCCAACCATAAGGGCCCTGTCGATGTTGTATTAGTGCGTTAAGGATCATATTGCCCCAAGCATATCCGTGGCTGCCTACCCCATAGACTCTTGATTCTTCGCCGGGTGAGGTTTGGCCGCCATAAACAAAATTACCATCAAGAAAAGTCTGATTTGTGTAATTTATACTCACAAAGAGGCCCGTGTGGCCGGCCTTGGCGGTGTCACTAAATTCCAAAGATGAATAACCTAAGGTATTTATAGAAGAAGACACCGGTTCATATATATTTGCATTCATTCCCACAAAATCAGTATAAACGGGTTGCTGATAGCCCGGGGGGTTCTCACCCTCGGCGGAGGCATATCCGGGGGCAATACCCCAAATGCGAGAGTATGTGCTCGGCTCCATCCACCAGTAGCTTGCATGGTCGCTCTTTTGCAAAAATTGAATCTCTGCAGGGTATTGGTGGCCGGAAGATGACGGGATAGTAAAATTAGAAGTGTGTCCTCTGAAAGTTTTTATAGTATCCGTAGAGGATGCTGTTATCCAAGTGTACTGGATATCATTTTGTGGGATCTGGTGATACACCACAAAGTTGTCATAATCATAAGAGCCAGGGTTGGCACCGCCAGTAAAAAATAACTCACCATGTGATCCACCAGCAGTTATATTATTTATGATGAGCTTGTTACTGCTAACCAAAGATCCCGCAACCTCTGTGTTGCCAGTAGTGCCGGGGTGGTTTTGGGTTAAAGTAATGACTCGAGGGTCTCCTGCAGAGTTGTTCGTGACCGCCGACACTATCATATCTATGCTGCCTGCTGTCGCAGCGGCCGCTAGCGATGCCCTGATTTGTGTTGCTGCATCGTTGGCGTTACCAACAATATCTGTATTTACTTGTGTCGCCGTAGAGGGGTTCCCGCCGCCTAAGGCTGCAGCACTAATGGTGTGCGTCGTTCCGTCAGAATTCTTAAGCGTCAAGGAGTTTGTACTCAGAGTGCCAGTGTCCGTCATAATCGTCATAGTTGCTCTGACGGGAAGATCCAGGTAGTAGTGAGGGTTTCTGTTTTGCATATGAACAGAAGTCGCCATAGACGGCCTGATTTCAGTTGGGCCATCCAAACTACTTGTTAGAGTATAATCAAGCAAAGTGTTCAAGGAGCCTGATCGGAGACCAAATTGCTCTGACTTTTCAATATGAAGCCTGCTTAGGATCCTTCTCGCATTCATGTTTTTATAATTAATTGTATTATAGGCTGAGAACTCTCCTGACTCCACATCTACAGAATAACCTCCGTTAGAGTCTGCTGCCGTTTCTGGGCCTGCATTGCTAAACCTATTAACTATTACATGTTCCGTCTTTGTTCTCGCTGGCTTAGATGTATCTATAATTTCGTTTATAAAGGTTGATGCAGAGCCAGAAAAAGAAAAACCCTCATTATCAACAAAATCATTGTTGTTCAAAGAGCGCCCGTTAGTAAGCACTACTTGATAGTCGCGGTCGTAATTTCCCAATATTGCTGACCCTGTTGTATATTTAATGTTTGCAATATTTACAGGCCTTTTTGCTAGACCATCTCTAAAATAATAAGATCTAGGATCAGAAGCTGGTACCGGATGGATGGTAATAGAGTTCGCATCCGACCTTACTTCATAGGCTTCTAACCTCTCTATGCGATTCCCCCCAGTGAAAAATAATTCACCATGGGCGCTGTCGGGGTCCAAACTATTAACAAGAACCTTGTTTCCAGACACCATGGTACCCGCGATCGGTGTGTTCCCATGACCACCAGTATCAAATTGAGTTAAAGTTATTATTCTAGGGTTCCCGTCCGAATTATTAGTAATAGTGGAAACATTCATCTTAATGTTGCCGGCCGCGTTGGCGGCGTCCAAAGACACCTTCATTTGTACAGTAGCGTCATTAGCGTTTCCAATGAGGTCAGTGTTTATCTTTGTTGCAGTTGATGGATTACTCGCACCTAGAGCTGCAGCAGTAATCGTATGAGTAGTTCCTCCAGAGTTTTTAAGAATCAACGTTGTTGTTCCAAGTTCTCCAGTGTCAACCTGAATTGTTGCGCGAGCCTGGCTAAGTGTACCTGCTAAAGATTCATGGCGGTGAGGCATACCTCCAACGTGAGCCTCAGTAAAGGGCCCCTGTAATGGAATCTCGTGATCATCGCCGTAATGATCATGATGGTTGTTCGTCACGATCAAGCCGGCCTTGGTGCTCGGAAAAGATGAACCAGCCGACGATGAAAACAGACTAAACGGCAAACTATAATCCGAGTCCCTATCATAATATCCATCAACTCCCACCGTATAAGATTTAATTCTAAATCTTTCTTTGTAGTTCGGATCTATAATATCATTACAATAAGTGTCCTCTATTATATCTACCGCTGGAAGGGTTATATTTGCTGTGCTGCCAAATTTTGATACTGACTTGTAGAACTCATCATTTTTGTTTGTTTTTCTATTTTGCCCTGATCTAAAACCTGTCTGCATGGTGACCCCAAATTTATAGGGTCTTGATAGTTTTCGCAATACATAAGTTGAGCCAGATGCGTGGGTGTTTCTTGCAACTCTTTGCCTCTCTCTGTCTTTGTCTACAGAGGCGGCCGCTGGAATATCATGCCTCCTGTCTGCTCGATCTTTCCACCACAAGCATTTATCTTTCTCGGATCTGCTAGAAGTTGAACCTCCCGTGCCGCCGCTAAAACCTTCCGGGTCGAAATATCCACTACTGACAGTGCTTGTGATCGTTACGTTTCCGGCTGACCCGGCTGTGGCTTGGGTAAAATTTAATATTCCGTCATCGGACCACTCTAGGCCTGGTCCCGTAATAGTAATCGTATCTCCGTGACCATTGTCGTGATTAATTGCATTCTTCAACTGGGTGGCCATGGCGTCTTTACTAAAACCACTAATCTGAACTCTCACTCTTCCGGAACCATCTACCGTTCCGGTGGCACCGTCGCCGTCATCGTCAAATATATACACCTTCTCTAGGCCTGCAGTATTTGTTATTGTCACAGTTCCCCCGTCCAACAAAGAAGCGGAACTGCCCATAATCGTAATCTTTCCAGTGGCCGCGGCTAAAGTACCAGAAGAAACTGTTGTTGTTAATGGCGCATGGCCGTGTTCCCAATCATACAATAATTCGTTTATGCCCAAAATAGGTGCAATTGGGTCATTCAATTTCATCTCTATCGTTGGAAATTTGTGGTCATATTTGTTTCTTTCTAGTGTGTGGCTTTCGACCACATTTAAAATTTTCTTCGAAAACCGGGCCGAATATGGCTTAATTTGATCTATAAATTTAGAAATTGAGTCATCCACCCATCTATAAAATTCAACAAACCTATCATAATCTAGGTCTCCTTGAGATTTTTCAAAAAACCTTTGAGCTAACACTCTCAAGCCCTTATAATCTGACCTATATTTGTTTACCGGTTCGCCAATCAGGTTGTTGAACTCGATTAGGCCAGCAAAATACTTCAATATCTCTTCTGAAATGGCAGCATACATACTCTTCTCAAAAGAATAAAAGAAAGTTATTGGTTTTTCATTTCTTTTAAAGGTCGTCCTGTCTAAATCTAAAATTTGAACCTGATCGCTTGAATGGATGTTTTCCAAATATGAAAATTTAGAAACTGATAAGAACTCTTGCATAATAGCCTTTGAAGGAATGTTTGCAAATTGTACTTTTCCTGGATGCTGGTACCCTACTATGTTTCCATAGTGACCGAACGCACCAATAGTGTCCAAGGAGCCGCTGGAAATATCCAAAATGTCCATAACACCAGTATCTGAAGATGCTGTATGCATTTCGAAATTCCAATGAAGTGCAAGAGCGTCATTTTTCCGAATGTCGTAATTATCCAGCGCTCCGGCATTGACATCTATATTTTTATACAAACCTAGGCGGCCAATGTTTCCGAAGTCTCGCGCGTGGGCTTGCAGCTCGGCAGACTCTAAATAATCCTGCCAATAAGACAGAGAAACAAATCTAAGATCAGTCTTCTCTCTCGTTGACCCAGTCATGTTATTTCGGTGGGCGCCCATATATACGCGCTTGTTGGCTGCCAAGACAGCGTTAGCTACAGCGGAAGAGAGAGAAGCAGTAAGTTGAAAAGTTTCGCTCAAAGAGTCCAAATCGTAATTGTACCCTGAAAACTCCAAAGTGTAGTTCTTGTCTACAGATCCTGTCAAAGTTCCGAACAAGGACTCTGAATTTGGCTTTATCCTGATAGACAGGTTCCACGGCTTATTGTCATAAATCTCCTGATATACACTGCTTGTTAGTTCTGTTATCAACCCCGCAGAACTTGTTAACCTAAAATGCACATCATTTGGCCTAACTATGTCTCTGACTGCCTGAACCTGAAAGCTTGCTGGATTTGAGTAATCAACTTTAAGATTTTCTGTAAGCAACTCTGCTTTGTGCATTCCGAAAATTGAAATTGTTTCAAAATCTTTTGAAACATAATAGGGACTAGCCTCTGAATCTACCTTTGGAAAGATCACATTTCCCTCTAGAGTGATCCCTTGTCCTGAGTTTGTTGGCGTGGAACCGGCGATATAGTTTCTAGTGTACGAAGCGCTCCCAGTGTTGTGGTGCACGGTTGCGTTAAAGTGATCGGTGACCCCACAATTTAGCGATTTCTGCTTAGAAACAGTGTGTAATTGACTTTCATCTACTTTATATTCAAAGTTGTCTGCATATATGTTTAGTTTTATTATTTTGTCATCTATGCCAAAACATCTTATAAGATTTCTAAACGAATCCTCTGTCCCTTTCCTTTTGTTAATTTCTGTTGCGGTATTGTAGAGGTTTTGTATAAAAAAGTCCCTTATCTGCAAAAGACTGTAATCGTACTGCTCTCTGTCATCACGATCCAAGAAAGAAGAAAAAAGGTCTGCTCCCCCAAATATACCTCTACCGTCTGGTATTAGTTTTACTTTTGTTGGGTCTTCAAATCGGCCACCGGTGTTCTCTGTCTGATAATCTGGGTCGCAATATGTTTTATTGTGAACTTCTGAATTTGCTTTTGTTCTTATTGACGCACTGCCAGAAACGTTTACGTCTTTAAAACCTTTTCTTTTTAATTTTGGCAAATGCTCTATAAGTGTATATATTTCATCGAACTGGCTCGACATAATTTGAATTAATTCATAAAGCCTTCCCCTATCCTCTTCTAACATAAATGAAGGAAAAGTATTAAAAAGATTGTTCGTGTTCTCTATATCCCAGGCCTGACCCTTTGTTTTAAAAGTCGACAACATGTTGTCGACTTTTGGATGTATCGGCAACATGATTGGATCACCCTTTTCTGTCCACTTTGTTGCCCCTGATTCATGAATGGCACTCTCTTCCGTTCTAAAGCCTGAAGTGTACCCAACCACCGCACCGTTTTTTGCCCATCCGGAATAATCTAATATCGTACTGTCCTGTGAGTAGTCTCCAGTTATACCCTCGTTGAACTTAAAGTAGATTCCCAAACTAGAATTAGTGTGATCATTTTTAGTGCCACCGTTTACAGAATCGTGATAAAACCGGCCGACATCTTTTGGATTCCTATATTTTTTCCAAAACCTGAAATCATCCAAGGAGCCTGACAGCTTACCCCAGCCTAGACCAGCTTGCGAGGAAACTGTCGTAACCAGGGATCCAAGTGTAGCTATCATGTTTCGATTGCTATCTCCCATGGGTGCGATAGAACTTGTCCCCTGTTCGTTTATCACTCCGTCAACATAAAAATCATGCTTAAGTACCGACCCAGAGGCAACCAATGAAAATGCATAATGATGCCACTTGTTATCCACCAATGCGGATTTTGAAACCGTTCCTACCGAAACGTGGTTTAAACCTACATTACCAGACATATAAGTTAGCTTAAAGGGGCTGGCACTTGAACCTACTGTAGAATCTAATTCTATTTTAAAGCGAGCAGTGTCAGCTGCGCCTGCGGCGTTTTTGCTGTAGCAGTCGAATATTACTTCTTTTTCTGTCAAAGAATTGACATATTCTCCTTTCTTAAGCCAGAACTCTACAGTGTTGCCCGCAGTTGGGGTAAATTTTAAGCAACTCTCTCTCCCCAAAGAAGTATCGTATAAATCTCCCTTTGTCGGACCACCGTAAAACAATATGTACTGCTTATCTGCCGGTTGTCCATAAGATTGTTGTGACGCACCAGTTTTAGAACCCCAGCCAGAATGAGAAAATTTCACGGCGCCGGTGGCGTGAGGATACTCTTTCTTAAAGAGATATAAATCTAAATGAGAAGATGACAAGAACCACTCTTCTTGTTCGTGCTTTGATCCATCATATGGATAGGTTTTGTAGATCCTCTCAATAGAGTCTTTGTAGTATCTCTCCGCGGAGCCGAAGCGCGCAAAATTAGATGGCTGAGAATAGTCTATATCCGGCAAAAACCTACTTCTAGACTGTGATTTTGATTTAATAAACTTTGGCGACTCGGCGTCGCGCGAGATGTCTTCCAGGCTCTTGTTTAGGATAGACTTTTCCTTATTAAGGAAGTCTCCCAACTTTGAGCCGCCTGTTTTACCGCCTTGATCTTTTCCGCTCATACTTCAACTCTAAATTTAAATTTGTCTTTTTGTTCCTTGTAGGTGTTGTTTAGTTTGAACAAAAACCCTATTTCATATGAATAATTAGGCTCGAGCAAAGATAAATCTAGATCAAAATAACTTCCACTGGTGTCATAAGAAAGTGCCGTATATCTTACTGACCCCGTAGAAAACGGGAGAACAATTAAATTATCCGAAATTCGCTTTACTTGATAATAGGCCTCTCTAATGTTGCTTGTCTGTATTTTGTTTGTCGCCTTTGTGTAAATGTTTGGCTTCCAATTCTTTTCTCTTACGTGGGCCCTCAAAGTTACCTTTTCATTGTTTTTATATGAATCTTGCAAATTTACAATCTTTACAACATGCCTTAACTCTTCATAGTAGTCTTCTGGAGAGTTGGTCTTCACCACTATTGCAGACCCCGTGTGATATTCCGTGTATATGTCGTCTCCAGCATTTGCGGTTCCCTTGTCTTCCCTGTTTGACCAAACATCATAAAAAGTTCCCGAACCTGTTACACAAAATTCCACACTGTAGACCCCTACTGATGGGTTTGAGGCAGAGACGTGAGTCTTTCCATCATGAAGAACTATCTTTGGACCTCCTAAAGATTGATAAAGGCTACAGGAAAGCTGGGTGGTCGGATTGATGATTCCAGCATGCGGAGGTGTCGGATTTGGCAAATCATATAGGTTTCCCCGAAATCTATTATAGAAATATATCTTATATACATTTTCCACAGGAGGCACCATACTGCTAGACACGTAAGAAGAAGAGCGATCGTCTGTTTTGCTATCGTCCCACCGGGCCTCAATTGAAGGCCTCTTAAAAAAGTGATGGCTGCCGCGGGCAAAGAGTTTTTTAGTATAAAACGATTTTTCCAGAGAGCCATCTTCGTATGCTCCAGAAAGAAAAAGTACCATACCAGAATTCGACAGACCAGCGCCGGAAGAAAAACTGGAAGCTGCTATGTTTGTTACGCCTTCCAGGTTTACAAAAGTATTTCCAGAAGCACCAGATAAAGACTGAGTCAGCGATAGCCATGGCTGAGACTTGTCAAAAACAAAGCCCTGATTGCTGGATGTCAAAAATCCGCTATTTGGATCTTGTAGTGCGGTTACAAAGTTGTCTATTGTTCCAGAAACGTTTGCACCCCTTAGAACTATATTATAACTTCCGGAAGTGTCTCCCGTCACTTGTGGTTGATCGTTGTTTTTGAAATAAAATATTTTAGAAGTGCCGAAGGCATCTGTAAGCCTAACGCTGCTACTTACTGCTGGAATGTCATTAAATTTTAAATTTGTTTTTGAAACAACTAGTGCCGATGGGCTTTCTGAAACCTTCAGCCACTCTTCAACTGCTGGCGTTATATCTATTTCTATATTTTCTAAACCGTTTTCTAAATACTGCGCATAAGTAAAGTTTTTCGCAACATTAAAGTCTTGCTTAAAATAACTTGAACCCGGGTGTGGCCAAGGGGTATCCTTCGAGGAAGAAATCCAATTACTTGCCCCTTTGTCTAGATAAGTCTCCATGTCTAGTCCGTACCCCTCGTCCCACGAAGATAATAGAGGACTAGCTTCAACGTAATAATCGCTAGGTGTTGACTGGCCATGGGGAGCATTAAATAATCTTAAAACAAAGTTAACGCTCCCAGAAGCAGGAATCTCTTTGTTTGCTCTATCTTTTAAAATTTCACTAATCGGAAAATCTATTAAAATTCTAGACTTCTCTAAAGAGCCCGTACTGGCTTGGGCATAGATAGAAAACATTTCTAAAATATCAGACTGGCCCGTATTGCCAGAGGAACCGCGGTCTGATAAGTTTTCTAAAAAAAGATTCGATATGGTGTTGTCCTTGGATGCAATATATTTTTTTACAGACATTTTAGCTTCTTCCCTCGCGTGATGTGCCTCTTATATCAGAAGTTGGGTTCTTTATTTCCCATATACAGTGCCCAGGAATCTCTACCCTTCTTCCGTCTAGTGATATATTGTCTTCTATAGAGTACTCAAAATCCGAGTACACTCCTTTGCTTTTATTGTATATCCTGACATCTGACACATCTAGAACGCCTGGGACATCTTTTAGTGCCTTAAACACATCTGTTATGTAAAAAGGTTCTCCAATTTCTGGATAGATTGTTGTGAGCGCTTCTTCTATTTCTGCCACGGCTGCATTCATAACATCAAATCGATTCTTCTCCTCTTCGAAAAGTAGTTCAAATTCTATGCCTAGATTAATAACCGTTGCATCTAAAATATCAACAGTATCCGAAATCATTCTCACCTTGTTTAGCCAAGTTCTTAAATTTTCTTTTATTGCTGAGTTTGTCTTTTCAAGCGTACCGCTTGCTGACTCGGAAACAACATACATATTTATGTTTCTTCTAAGATCATCTGTATCTCTCTGTATCGATACTCTCTTTATTGATCCAAATTTTGAGGGCATCGCGTATACTGCCGTAACATAATCTTGTTTTGTTACCGCCCTTCCTTGCATGGCATACATGTCTTTTGCTTTTCTTTTGATCTCTTCTGTCGTTAATGTTGAAGTGTGTCCGTTTATTGGTTCATTGTTGATAACTGATATATTATCTTTTATATAAGAAACTTTCCCTTCGTCTAGAGAGGCCTCGTTTGAAAAATAAGTTTTTGCATCGATGACCTTATTGAGTGTTCCGGCTGCGGCATTAACATTTTTAAAACTATTGACTCTATATTTTATATTGAGAGTGGTGTTCGACGGCGCGATTCCAAATTTTTCTGTTGAAACTAGTTTGCTTGGATCAAAAGACATTCCCGGTTCGTGGGGCCGGCCATGCAGATTTATTGCCACTTCTGAGGGTTCTGCGATATTGTTCTTTTTTATGTCCTCTTCTGATCCATAACCAAACACCAAAAAGCTCTTGCCACGTTCTCGCTCAATAATAAAGCGTCGGGGGACGGGGAAAGCCTTTAACAAATTTGGCACTGAGTTGCTATATTTTCCAGTATTCTTCACTGCTTTGAAAACAGTATTTTGACTCAAAAAGTCAACTTCTTGATATTGATGTCCTTCAGACGTCACAACTTCTATTATTTCTCCAATATTCTCCCCTGGAAGTTCCGCTTTTTGAAATCTTTTAAAATCTCCAAATTCTATATTTGTTTCGTATTCTCTTCCCGAAACGACTTTGCCAGTAGTTTGCAGCACATACCAGTCTGTTCTCGTCTTGTCCGCTGAAAGAATCGCTCCGACAACATCAGTATTTTCATTTAAAAAGTCTATATCCTCGGTCAAAGTAAAGACATTGCCCCCCTGTGTCTTGCAAGTGGTTCCTGCTCGGAGCTTGCCAACATAAGACAAATCCGGCTCATTGTCTGATGCCTTTGAGGGAATAAGCATGCTGAATGTTGCATTTGAATATGATTGTATTGTCTCGCTATATTTAAACCCCATCTCGTTTGCAAGACCGATAACGTTGTCGTATTCTAGTGCTGTTTCGAGAAAAGATTCGTTTGCATTATAATCTAAATAAAAAGATAACATGTCCCCAACGTACGCAACGGTGTCCAACATAAGAGAACCAAAAGAGGCTTCGTTAAAATCTTGATAAGTATCTGGGTAATATCTTTTTGCATAAGTTAAAAGATCCCTCTTTATTGAATTGAAATCTCTACTTGTATAGTCTACTGGGATTACTTTATTCTTTGACATTTTCTTTTTTCAATTACCCCCTTCTGTTTGCTAGGTTATCTACTATTATGACACTCTTCTCTAGAGCGTTATATTCTAGTTGTAATATTTCGAATACGGAAAGCGGCTTTATCAAATATTCGATTTTTATTTTTAACACTTCTTCTGTTTGGCCGCCAGAGGTTAAAATAATAGCATTGATGTCTAAAAACGGCATGTATCGCTTAAATTGAGACTTTATTTTATCTGTTATTGCTTCTTTCAACTCCTCTGTTGGAAATTCAAATAAAAAATTTCTCAAACCAACACCAAATGTTGGCATCCAGATCCTCTCGCCAGGACACGTAAGAAGAATCGTTTTTACGTTTTGCCTAATAAGATCTGTAATTTCATCTAAATACTGATATGTGTCATCACTGCTTCCCATAGATAAGGGTAGTGATGGTGAATATCCGGACATACAGCGGCCTCCTACTTTAAATAGTGTATATTCCCGAATCTATCTCGATAATATAGTTTAGTCTTCTCCAAGACCGATAGCGTCGGCGGCCGCCTGGGCGGAGATAGCCGCAGAATCATCAGGCGATTCTAGTTCTGGGCACCCTTCAGTTGCATCTCTTTCCTCTTTTGTGGAAATAATCGGCGGATCATCACACGAGGGTCCGCACTTTGTATTCTTCTCCGTTGGAAGCTCTGGAGTTGATAACGCAAGGACAGTAATCGGAGATAGAAAGTGCCCATACCTACCATGAGAGCCAAGAGTCGGCGCTTCGTATTCTTTTTCATAAGGCTCATCCATTAAGCATGGAATATCAAATTCAAAATCAAACTTAAAAAATGGCAGATCTGCATCATATAAATATGTGGCAAACTTATCAAGCGTTCGACCGAGAGGGCGACCATCAAACGATAGCAGGCTTGCTATCGATGTCATCATGTCTATCGCAAAACCAGGAAACACAGGGGCATATTTATTGCTGTCACACCCTGTTGTGCCCTCTCCCAAGCTTTTGTGTTTCTTTTCAGTGTACATCGTGGTGCCGCTCCACTTGAGGTTTTTAACGTGCTCAGATCCTGGCTCGCATGTGTTGTGCTTCTGTTTCATGTCCATATACATTGGATCGATCGCGCTAGCTATTCCTCTTAAAATAATAGAAGGAGTGTAATATATTATATTTTTAATTTGATCAATCAACGCTTCTAAGAATTGACCCATATCTGGAAACTCAATACACTTCATATCTGGACCTTCGGACGTAGCATACTTGTTAAATTGATTAAACAGTTCTGAATTGCTCAGTGCTGCGGCGCCAAGGTGATCAAACGGTCCTTTACGGCCAAAGTCATTTCTGTTTATCATTGTCTTAAAGATTTCCATTAAAGTAACCTTAGTTGTGTCTAAAATCTCTTGTGTACTCGCCCTAGAAGATAAAATTTGTGTTGAAAATATGTTGGTCATTGTTGCAAATTTATCTAATGGATAAATGAATTCAGTCAACGCTCTAAATTCTGGAGTGTCAAAAAGCTTTGATCTTAAATATTTCCTGCCTTCTTCGTTTACATATCTACGATAAACATTGTGGTAATTCACACAATCTGCTGGAAATTCCTCTTCAAATGATATCAACGGATTGCAAAAAACAAAATCGTTGGGACTATTTGTCAACATACTATATTCTCCGCTGCTTCGATCATCCTCTGGTGATCTTGGCTTAAGAAAATAACTCCTCTCTTCTTTCGGGATTAAAGAAACTAATTTTGGATCTGCATCTCTATAGGCTCGCATTATTTTATCTGTAAGGGTACTCTTTACAACTTGAACCAATCTAACTCCGAATTTTATTTCAGTGTTATTAAACAGCATTCTCATTCTATTTAGGACTTCTTCTATCACCGCTCTTCTGGTTTCTTCCATTTCTTCAAGCATTGTTGAGTCATTTTCTAAAAAGGTCCAAAAAATGTTGTTAATAGCCTCGACAAACTCATGCTGCCTAGCAAAAACCTCAATTGAATATAGAAGAACTTTTGGCTTTCGAGTTACCAGCCTGTTTATAAGATTGTGTCTAGTGTGAGTGTATCGCACGTGCTGGTCGAGTGACAGCCCAAAATAACGACGATATTTAGCATACAAATTTAAATACTTTTGGTTCTTATTGAATGCTGATCTTGGATTTATTTGTTCCCCCACTTGTCGAATATATGAACTTTCCCCTTCTAGTATAGTTTGGGCGCGCTCGGCCATGGCCCAATCAGAATCAGACGCGGCGGTGCCGATATTTGTCGAGCCGCCAACCCACTCCTCTCCAATCATTACCCCCAGGCTCTTCAGCTCTGCTGCTACAAGAAAATTTAAATATCCCCGAACACCTAAAACCGTCATAGGGCCTCCAGTTCCGGCGGTTGCAACCACTCCCCTAGTGGATGAAAGTTCGTACTGCGATGTGCGAGAGGATTTCAAATACCAAATCATATCAGATACCCACGGGTTGTTCTGTTCAGAATCCATAAGTATAGTGTCTATCATCCAATTGATGCTTCCTATATCATCACCAAGCATCATATTTCTTGTGAAATAGCCAAGCTCTCCTCTTTCTTCTAGAGTGTAACGAGTTTCTTTCCGGGTTGTCGTACCTCTTCTCACTTCCACTTCGTAAGGTTGATTCCCCCAGCCGCGGCCTTGATTCCAATGAGCATTAAGTCTTTGTCGTACTTGCCCATGTGGGCCCACATGAATAAGAGACAACAAAGCTTTATTAGGGTGACGAGCAAGAAGTTCTTCTGCTGACATGTCTTGTATTTCCGATCTATTAAGAACTTCCCACTCAAAAAGCTCCCCGTCCAAGCGATCTGCTGTTATACTAAAAGCGTCAATAATCGACGACGTCGGCGATTGTCCCCACAGTTCCTTCATATATTGTAGCTCCGTTATTGTCCAGCGTCCATCTGCGACAAACGGCGATAAACCACATTTAGGACCATTTGGCCATTCATGAGGGCATTGCCAATTTTTATGTATTGAGCGAACCAGCTCGACGTCTGAAATATCTCTTGCATAAGAGTACGTGCGATAAAGGTCGTCCCAAGTTGGTGGACGTCCCGCGCGTGCGTTGGCCCTCCGAATGGATTCTTCTTGAGATAAATCCGGTTGGCCGGGGCGACGATATATTGAATCTGTTATCCCCTCAAGGCTTAGTTGGTTTCCAAACAACCAACTCCTGCTTGATGTTTTTCCCCAAAAACTATCATACCTCTTTGCTCCAAACCATTTTCGAACTATAGTGTCGATTGTCGCTACCATATCGTCACCAAAAGTTGGCTTTATACTATCGTCAATCAATTGATCTAGATTCTTGGGCATGCCGCTCTTGAATTGCCTATTGTAAGCAAGAAGGTCCTTATCGTACGTATCAATATCTTCTGATTCTATCTTTGAAAAGAAAGGAAACCTAAACCCAAAACCACAATTATGATACACTCGGCCGCCGATGGAGAGCGAGTCCTGATCTTTTGAGACCCCATCTAGGGCAAGTCTTATGGGTGTTTTTGGAGTAAAGTCCCTAATAGGCATGTTTAAGGTGTTAAAATCTACCCAATCTTTTAACAACAATCCGGGATTATTTAAAAACTGTTCATCAATTTTTGATGAATCAGAAGTAAACGTACCAATTTGTTTTTCTGCCTCTAGTTCGCATGCCCTGCTATATAATTTTGACACAGAAAAGAATGCTGGAAAATTTATAGATTTACTGGTTGCGGCTGCCTGTGTCAATCCTGCGTTGAAATCATTATTATAAGCCGATTTTGCAAAAGTAGGCAAATTCGAAATATATGCACGGGTTTGGGAATTGTGGTTCCAGCGGGCTTGATCTGATGTTTCATTGTCTCCAAAATTAGCATCACCCTCTTCAAGAATCTGATTAGGGGGACTGAATCCTAAATTTGCCTGATGATGCAAGTTGTGTCGTGAATCGTTCCTAACTGTAATTAATATATCTAGATATTCCTTATATATATTATTCATGGCTTCCTGCAAAAGATCTTTTCTAAAGTCATTCACAGGAGGGGGATCTAAACTTGGATTAGGAAAGTCATGAGGCTTTAGCAGTTCCGGTATCAAGACTCTTGCAAATGTATCTCCACGAGATGAGTGATCTCTATAGTGAGCCAATTGGTGGCCGGGGCCACCGCGGCGCACAACTTGTGTAAGCAAAAGTCGAATTGGAATATAGTAAGTGTTCGGCCCATATACTCTTTCGTTAAATTCTATTTTATAAACTGGATCTAGATTTGTATTGGGGTAATTTTGAGTCGCCTCGTCTGAAGAGACTCTCCAAATCCTTGTTACCTTGTCTACTATTTTGCTCTCATAACTCATAGGCGTATGACCAAATGGTCTAGAGACTCTGATAGCGTCCCAATATAGAGGTCGCCATATTTCGCGATTATAGTGTCCGCCGTTAATGTGTGGATCCTCTTCATATTTTGCCCAACTATCAGGAGCCGAAATAACATTTGAGTTTCTTCTTATCGTTCTCGAGGAGCCTAAAATCGGCTTCATCTTATTCGTTGTGTAGTTGCCGTCCGTGTCGACGTCGAGGCCGGTCGCTGTCAGGTTTCCCAAAACTGGCATATGTTCTGTAGCTATAATCTCCGGTATACCTTGTTTCCACCCCCCTGTGTTCCCAGAGAAACGAAAAGGCGAAGCGTAGGCTCCATATTGATTAAGTTGTTGCCCGGTGTTCTCATATTCGACATTTCCCACTCCCAAATTCGATATGTCGAAAGCGGACAACCGATTTATAAACTTTTCCGTATCAGGGATACTCATTTCGCCAATCGTTTGCGGAACTGTCGAAAGATAGTTTACTTTTGTATAATTTGGAGATCGGGTATTGCTGTTGGTAGTGTTCCAGTAGGGTAAAAGAAAATCATGATATTCAACTTCGCGCCAAGTCAGTATTGGAAGCTCATCAGTAAGATGAAAACTTTCACCTGGAATATGATATGGGACACTCGACTCTCCGTACAAGTCTATAACTATCTCATCCCAATCTTCAAACTCCACCTCTTGGGTATCAGTATTTGTACAAGTAGTATTCTCCTTAAACATGTCAACCACATATTGAAACTCTTCTTTTTCCAGAAGCCCAAAATGGTTTGAATAAGCCGGCTCAATCTGATCTGAAGCTTGCTTAGTCTCCGAAAACCATGGTGCCGCTGGGTCAAAAGGATGATAAGGTGTATCAAGAGTGTCATATATAACCCCAACCGAAGTAACATGAGGGTGGTGAACAACCCCTCTCTTTACCCCAGAAGAAGGAAGATCGTCACTGTCTCCTGAGTCTAGAGGGCCAAACATCACTGGGGCGGGACCGTCTGCCACCAAAGGCTGACCGGGTTCGCTTTGCAGCTTTTTATAAGCATCACGTGGAGCGTCGATTTCCTCTATCTTATATTGGGGTCCGCCAAAGTTTGTATAATGGTAATTTTCCCCTCTTAGTTCCTCTGGGTTTACATCAGAATCAATATTTGTCATATTTAGATTATAGAAATCCAACATTTCACCCGTCACTTCTGGGTCATCGTGATTTAGTTCCCAAAAGCGGGTACGTTCGTAATGGTAACAAGCGTCCATCGGAATAGCATAATACCTTGTCTCTTCTGATGCCCTGGAGTCGAAATTGACCGACCCCTTAAAAAGATCTTTAATGTATTTCTCATTTAAATTGCCATCCGAAGCCCTAACAAAAGATTCCCTATCAGGTTCCGTCTTGCCCCACAAAAAATCTGAAATCTTGAAATGTGTCCTGTTTCTCTTTATAAGTCGTGACGGAAGCCTTCTTACCACTCTAGGGTGGTCAACTAAATCGTTTCTTCTTCTTCGAATATCCTCAGAACTTTCACTATAATTAAAATCGAAATCAACAATCCCGCACTCGTCGCGGCGGAGGACATTTAGTGTAGATGTGAATTCCTCTCTCAGTTCTCTTTCTAATTCCGTCTCGGCCTCATCTGAAAACAATTTGGCCTCAACATAGTCTGATAATAGGGTTTGAAGTTCTCTTCCTGAAATGACCTCTGTTTCTCTGAATTCATCGTCATTTGCATGCAGTTCAATATTTGCCCTCATTTCGTCAACATTTATTTCTAAATCGTCCGGGCTGTCTGGAGGAGATGCGAATGACTGAGTTTCTGCAAAGTCTCTCAAATTTTGAAAGATTTTCTCTCTTAGTATTTCTCCGGTCTCTACTCTGAAATTAGTTAGGGATTCGGCTGCTCCTGGCTTTTGATTTAATCGAAGATAATGTTCCAAATAAAAGCCGCCATTGATTGTCATATCTTGCGGTATATCTTGTATGAAAAAAATATCAGCGTCCGAATTTCCCCTCTGATACATCTTTATGTTTAGTGCGTCGTTGACGCCGCCATGATGTGGTTCGGTATATTGAATATAAGATTTTACATCCAAAATTGGCAACTGCTTTACAAAAGTTTCTACATAATCTTTTGTGGTAGAAGTTTGATAAAGATGGTTCGACAAGTTTGGAATCTTTTCTTTTTCTTTCTGTATTAGTGATCTTAGTGCTAATTTTCTATTTGATTCACTATAGCTTGTTTGGCTAACCCCAGAAACTCTAATCAAGACCTTATAAAACTCATTCATTGTCTCTTCCGCATTAGATGTCGCGCCGCCAAAAGCCCTCTTGTTTGCTAGCTGTGACAAAACAAATTCTTCAAAATATTTGTCCAAAAGCCTGTTGTCTTTGTAGTAAGACGGAGAGTATGTAGAGTTTGTCAGTGCTCCGCGAAGCATAAACTCAATATGAAAAATCTTTATTATTGCACGAACAATAACATTTTGGAACGCCTTCTCTACTGGTCCAGGTTGAGAGAAGTCCATATTTTGCGGATAATTCTCTGGTTTGGCGTACTCATTTTGTACCTCTGTGATCATATCACTAATAAGGTCTCCAAATTTTAATATATTGCCTTCCGATAGACCGGTTGGATTCTGTATGCAATCTGTCCTTGGATCATAATATTTCGTGCCTGTGATTCTTTTTTCTAAAAGGTTCACATAACTTTCATCAAAAAGATTGGAGTTTGACAGTCGAAACAAGACAAATTCAAACATCGATTCAAGTGTTGATCTATAGATTGATTCCTTTATTAGTTCATTTTTTATTTTTGAGTCATCTGCTAAAAGCTTTTGGTTCATGTTTCTGTCAATGCGTATCTTGTATCTATCTAGAACCGTTTGATAATCTTTGAGAAACAGCTTAGCATAAGAATCTCTTCTAATAAACTTGCTATCATTGTTGGGTACAAAAACCTTTAATTCGTCCGGCACTATCAAACATTCTTCAAACTCTATCTTCTTTTTTATCAAATAAGGGTCATTGATGTTTACGGTATAGGAATAAGTATCCGAAGACAGAGACCAGGGGTTTTCAATAAACTCAATCGATGGCGGATTATCCAAGGCAAATCTCTTGTATCTCTCGCGGCCATCAAAAGTTCTTATATATGTCGAAGGCTCAAAAACCAACGAAACCAGTGGGCGGCCTTGGTCATCCAAACTAGCATCAACAGCTTCAATCCCAACTGGTATCTCTTCAAGCTCCGGGGTTAATTGCGGCTCTCCAAAAATACCATCCCTAAGGTTCTCTTCTACGTCTTGCGTTCTTCTGTTCTTGATGGTTTCTGTAATTTTATCAAAATATGGCTTTATCTCTGGCAGGAGTTCCGTATTGTTTGTGACTCTCAGTGTACCCTGTTGCATCACATCGCTTATTTTACCAGATAGGGCCTCTAATCTTTTCCCTATGTCTTCTATTAAGGAAAGCCTTAAGATGGACATGTGAGCATGGTCGTTACTCTCTGGGTCTACCGGGTGTTCACCTTTCCACAAGGCTTCGTCATCACTATGGCCGCGTCGAGATTCGTTTTCGTCTTTGTGTTTTTTGCCCCCATCTGTGGCTTTTCTGTAAAACTTATAACAATAATAAGCCAAATCGCGATAGTTGTTGATTATTGATTTTGGATTCTTCGGGCCATAATGATAAACCGAACCTGGGTTCATCTGCGGGCCATATAGCGGCTCACGAACGGCTCGAGATAGGTCGGCAGCGAAATTCTTTAGCCAAAGTTGAGACGTATTCTTTTCGAATTTGTTTGCCCTCACCAAGCTTAAAACTTTAATCTTCCCACCATTTGGATTCTCCGGATCAACAGGCTTAAGAATTTCCTGCCTCCTATAAAAAGGAATTCTAGGTGACTGTTCATTGTCTTCTATATAAACTTTTCCGTCTTTTGGATCGTAATAGTCAACAACAAAATCAACGTACAAGGATTCTCTCATCGTAAACAAATTAATCACAGGCAAATTGTTTATATTTTCAGCTTCATGAAGCGCGTAGTTTATTTCAAATTTTTCGAGATTTATAGCAATTGAACCGTCGCCACTGGAAATATAATTATTATACCTGAATCCATCCCAACCTCCCGAAGCCGTGCCATGGACATGCTTCGGAACCGTATGTCTTCTTTCGTCGTCCAACGATAATCCGCCCAGTTGCTGTTCAAAGATTCGCAGTATCTCTGTTGTTTTCTCGAGCTCCATTCTGCCATGTGCATTATAGTCTGGGTCACCCGGTTGTGGCAAATATTGCTTATTGTTGTATAAAGCTGGTGTAAACTTTGCCAAGTCATTTATATATGCCATCTTTGCTGTTTCAAAAATAGCCTTTGAGGCAGTCTCTAAAGTGTTTTTGAATGAATCCGGCAGGGCCGATAATAAGGCGTCATCACTGCCGGGGTTGAACAGATCTGGAACCACAGATGCAAGACTGTCGCCACTCATAAGAGCACCCAAGGCAGCTGCGCGCTTATCCAAATTATCTTGTGCAATATCTAATAATTTTTGAATCTCGTCTTCCGCTAACTTTCCTCTGTTTTCAAGATTTCTCCTTAAAGTTGAAATCGCATCGTTCATCTCTGAGCACGTGATTTCTCCCAAGACCGTGTCAACCTTTTCCAACTCTTCGCAAAGATCCGGGCTTATGAAGACTCCAACGCTTTCAAAAAAGTATATTATATTCTCTTCTACACTGAAATGCTCTGCAAAGAAAGGATCGTGCAAAGACTCTATCAAATTCTTAATAGCTGTAAGAACTCTTTTACTTGATTCTCCCTTGAGAAGCTTACAAATCTCCCGTGGAGTCAATATCTTAAAAATATCATCAATAATTGATTTAGCATCCTCTAGCCTATCCGGTGGCAGACCCGTGTCAGCTAGCGCCTCGGAAAGGGCCTTCACACCGATGCGGGCGTTCGTTGGCAAATCGTTAAGGCCCTCAATTGGATTTTCGCCTGCGCCTTGGACCAAGCTATCAAAGTCTAAGTTTCCAAACAAATCTTCTTCTAGTTCTCCTGGACAGGGATCCATCTTCAAGGCGTCTAATATCGCACTTATGATTGAGCACAACATTCTTTTCAGCATCTCGATTAACATTTCTGTCAACAATAGCCTGAGGAAATTCATAAAATCAATTGTTGGAAGTTTTGGAATTGGAGGCAATCTGAAGTCAATGTCCAAACTTATGTTAACGTTTGGTAGCTTCATACATCTTACATAATCACAAATTAAATCCAAAAGGCTAAACTTGCTGACAAACTGATCCCATAGGTCCTCAAACTCACACAAGTCTCCAAAACTTGGCATAATATCTGCAATATTATAATCTGGTGTCATGCCAAAATTATTGCTATTCAAGTTTTTCTGAGACGTGTTCCACCATTCTTGAACTCCACTTCTTGCAGAATTCCACGAATCTTCAAGAAAGCTAGCCGATGCTTCCTCATCGCCAGTTCCGATTTCTTGTAACTTTGGAGAAGTAAACTTAAAAACTATCTCTCGACCGGAGGGCGCTAAAAGACCACAGCCCGAGCCGCCCAACAATGGGATCCCTCCGCCTCCTTTGGCCAGCTCACCGACTTGAGCAAAGTAATTCATTGTCCTGGGGCGGTTGAGCGGACTAATATTAAACTTTTTTGTAAGAGGTGGATTAAGTGGTGTCAATATTGTGCTCTTACCCGATGTCGTAGCGCGGATGCTCTTAATCTTTAGGCCAAGCTCTTGCTGATAAGCGTCACCCATACCTTGCTCAGCTTCTGCTTGATTCTTAAAAACTGGTTCAAATTTAATCTGCAAATCGATTCTAGCCAACTTTGAATCAATGCCATGTTGTGGTTTATTGTTCGGAGGATCATTCACTCCTAAGGGATCATAGGAGAATCCTTCTTTTTCTACTAGTTTTTGATAGTCTTTCGATGATTTAAGCAAGTTATCAAGCGCAGGCAGGACCTGCTTTAAAAGTGTTGCCTCTTGTGAGACATTGATACTCGGATTCGTCAAGACGCCAGACATATCTTTTGCTGATTTTTTCAACATGGCAGCTGCGTCATTTACAATATTTTTTAATCTATTTTGAGGTATTGTAAGGGTTCTAGAGCTTGGGTCGTAATTCACACCAGTAGTTGTGTATCTCCGGGGAAAGCCGTTGTCCCCGGGCTGACCTGTGAGGTTATCAGTAGAAAAATCGTAAGACCCCAGTGGGCCTAAATTCAAATTAGTTGACGCCTTTTCGCGGCCGCCGTAAGAAAGAGCAGAATCTTGCCTTCTTTGGCGATACTGTGCAGTGGCTGCCTGTTCTCTCATGCGGCGAGCGATTTCCTTTTTTCTTTTCGCAGCATATGAACGATGCTCAGCAATCCGGGCGATGGCTTCCTCGGTATCAATTGCACATGTCGCTGCGGACTCTTGGAATTTCTGAGTCTCTTCTCTCACTTTTAGCGCGGCAGACTTGAATGTTGTATCTCCCTCTGGTGATATAACCAAACCCATCTCTATGGTATCTAACTTTGGCTTGTATATTTCAAAATAAGCACGATATACATCGCCCGGGCGGCTTGTTGGTGTCCTAAAATCTACAAACTCTATTAATGGTTTTGCTGCGGTGTTTTCAATTGTTCTATAGTTCTGATAGCTATCTGGCTTAACGAGAGTTGCATTAATCTCCCCATACCCCAAGCACCAATTAGTTAGCTCTGTGTGCTTTCCAGAGTGGCGTGGGCGATTAGAAGTAAAATGTAGGTCCCACACATCTTTAAAAAAATTATTTTCTGGATTTGCAAACCAAATGTGTGGTTTTGAAAAGTGATCTAGCACCTCTTTTAAGGCCCTTTCTTCTAGCCTTCTTATGGCTGCAGCTTCGTCTTCTGGTGTGGCAAAAATCGGAGGATTGTCAAAATCATATTGCGTTTTATAGAAAAATCCATGCAAGTCTTTTGTCAAAACAAACGGATCTGGATCTATGAATGGGTCCGGTTCTGTTGCTGATATAACAAGATTTCTTCTCTCCTCTTCAGACAATGAATCATCATTAGGCATCACGGGCGGTGAACGCTCGAGAGTTATAGCTACCGCCTCTGAAAGGGGACTCTTGTATCCCTCTGGATGAGGCTCTATCATCTTATAATTAAATGATGCCGGACCCGTGTCTAGGCGATCATTCAAGGGGTTTTGACTTGTCAGTCTTCCGGAAGCATAAATAAGAGCTGCTTCACCGGCTTGCCTTGCCCCTGTGGACCGATCCGGAAGATCTGAAAACTCCGCTTCAGGGTCTCTGGGTTCAATGTCTAGTTCAGGTTTTGCTAGGTTAAAAGCTTCATTTGTAAACTGATCGTGACGAGAGCGCCAACCATGAAGAACGTGCAAGGTGGCATCACCCAAAAGCCCAAGCTCAGAATCAAAAATAATGTCTTCTGCTAAAATTTGCGAATCATCAGGCCAAGTAATTACCAGATCTTTTATCAAAAATCTAACAATCTCCTCGCGGTGTTGAAGTTGAAAGTTCATCAAATATATTTCAAACTTTTTATCGAACTGGGTTCCAGTCTCTAAATCAATTGGAGTTGATGATTCACAATCAAACCAAACCCCCTCTTCTACTGTTTCGTTTTCTGGTGTGCCAGTTTGCAATATTGGATTTGGGCTGACCATCCCTGTGGCGATCTTAGCTGCTAATATATCTTTCCCCTGTTCGCCGGGTGTGCGTGGGCCAAAAGAAATTGCACCCTCTGAAGGTGTTCCGTCTGCCGCTTCATATGATCTGGTTATTCTAAAACTTTTCTTTACTATCGCCATCTTAAAACCTACTATTAACTAGCTATCAAGTTAATTTGTCGTATTATATCTACTCAAAATATACTGCTTGGAGCTGGGCTTTAAATAATTTAAATCAAAGCCTCCTAGATTTACTCTTAACATTATTATTCCTAAATAGCCGCGAACCAAATGATCAATCATAGTTTTCATTCCCGCAAAGGGTAATAAAGGTGATGGAGTAGTTGGGACACCAAACAACGGAGACAGGTGGAAGTGAGTCATAACAAAAGCATTAAATTCCATCTGCGACATCAATATGGCCTCCAATATCGCGGCTAAATCATGCAAGAGGCCCACTAAAGCATCCATAGCAGACAGCAATCTTTTTCCTTTTGGTATGGGTTCTTGGAAATTGTCCTTGCCGAATGCATCTTCTCCGTTCCCAGCAACCAAGTGAATACCCTTGATTGAGTTTAGTTTTCCGCCCACTGAATTAAACTCCTCCTCGGGTCCGGAGGTGACTAATTTAATTTCCTCTCTCGCTATTAGCCTTATTTGATCAGCCTTCATTGCGATGGCTGAATTTGGTTTAACCTTCGCCTTGGACAGTGTGCTTTTTGCGGCGCCGTCCTTGTCGTTTAACATCTTAAGTGTTTTGATTTCGTCCATGGACTTAATATTCGCCAGAACAGGCGAGGTTAATCCAGACACTGAGTCGTTTATACCAAAATTAAAATCTACATCTGTTTTTTGTGATATATAGATTCTGGCTGCGTCCATCATATATCCAGGGTGATTGTTTCCTTCAGTTAATTTTTTTCTAGCCAGGGAGGTTTTTTTGGACCAATCGGTCATGAAAAGAGGACCCAGCTCCATAGACCCTAAAGGATATGGAGCACCACGACCAACAACGATATCAATTGCGCCGGCGGCCTGATCTTCGCCGTACCCGGAACCTAAACCTTTTGGTTCTCCCGTTTTGGTCTTGTCCGATTTATCAGATATGCCGGTGCGGTCGCGGCCAAGGACTATGTGAGTATTGTTTTTTCCGACATACAGAGTGTCGGATCCCTTTCTATCAAGAAATTTTGGAAGAAAAGAGGACTCATCCATCTCTTGGCCGCCGGCGCCTGTCTTTGTCACACCCTCTGGCCAATCAATATACTTGCCAGCATTTTTAAACTCTAGTTGACCCGGGGCGTCGGAATCTCGATCGTCGATTCTGTCTTGGTCGTCTGGAATTCCATCTCCGTCTAAATCTTCGACCTTTTGGTCTAGTTCGCTTTTTAGATTTTTAGTCGATTCTGACAGGGGAAGTGGAGAAATCTCGTCAGCAGATTCTATCAATTGCCTCCTTGGGTCGTTTTCTTCGAGACCCATATCATCTGCTAAAGTTTCGGCATGCTCAAGCCAGTCTTCCTTGAGACTTGATAACTCTTCTGGTGAAGTGCCCTTGTTTTTCTTAAGACCAGAAACATAATCACAAGCAACACACATGGCCTGTTCGCCGCCATTGTTAACAAAGTTGTTGTAACCCGACTCATTCAAATCTAGAGAAAGATCGTCAAATTTTTCTCCGGTCTTAGTATCAACTATACTGATACGGTAACGCTTCTCTCCTTTATGTTGATATGAGTGTTTTAAAACTTTAAGTTTTTGGTTTGGGTCTGTCATCTTTTTCCTATGCGGTCATCACAAGAGGCACTGGCTGCGTATAATTAACTGCAGTCTGTTTACTCTTTTTGTCTATTGTGGCCTCGACAGGTGCAGACCTAAGAAAGACGCCATACGAAAAATTATCACTATCAAGAAACTTAACCACAGCCATTGTTCCAACAGTGGGCAGATCTTGCGGCTTGCCAGAACCAGTATTTTTGACTGGAACAAGAAAGTATGGAAACCTAGAAATCCTCTCAATAGACCATGCATCAAGTAGCAACTCTGGATACCATGCTGATCCACTTTTTCCTTTATGGAGTTCTATAAGGTCCTGCTTTCCTATTAAACTTTCTTCAGGAAAAGGCAAACAAGAAGAATAAAAATCTACATAACCATGAGCTTTGATCCACTTTTTCGTCGTACCATTCGGATCATCTTTGCCATAATACCCAAAAGCAGGATCTATCGATGCCAGGTCCTTGTTCGCAACACCAGAATTCCTTATTGACACCTCTCTCGTATGTATTATAAAGGCATATATCTCTTTTCCTGCTTTTGGGATTACATCTAGAGACTCTAAGCGATTTAACTCTAACAGTTCATCCCAAAGCCGGATAGGATCCTTGTTGTTTGCGCTATTTTCAAGTTCGTTGTATTTTCTTAAATTCTGAGGGGCCAAAAGATTATACATTCTTTTTTCTTTTAAATTCACTCTTCCTCCTCCTCTGGTTCATTAATCAAATCAAATAGCTCTTCAACCTCGCTTTCTGAAATTGACTCTGTTTTCGATTCTCTCTTTTGGATTATTCCTGCAATTTTGACCAACTGCTCGTTTGATCTCTGCAGGGTTTCCAAATACTTTGCTGCGATCAGGCCCACCTCTTTGTGTCTGTCAGCACCAGTTTGCATATACTTCATTAGACTCATGAGAAGTACCTTGGTTGCAGCCCGGTCTTCGGTCACATTAGTTGTTGCCTGTTCAATAAATTCTTTTATCTTTTTCATAACACTATAAATAGATCAACGAAGAAGTTTATATCTGCCCAGTGTCCCATTTAGTCTTAAAGATTCTATATTTTTCTCTAATTTTATTAAGATTGCTAACAACTTGTTTTGTGTTCAAGCCTGTTATTTCTCTCAAGTATAGATATACTGCTTTTTTATTCAAAATCTCTAAATCATCAACACTTGTCATCAAAATCTTCACAGCTTGAAGAACTTTTTTTTCATTTTCTTTTAAATTTATACTATCCCACCTATCTAAATTTTGTAACAATAAAAGCCAAAATTCTTGTGTCTGTCTTTTTTCAAAATAATCTTCTTTCTTGTCAGAAGTTCCTAAAATGTCTGCTCCGCCATTTTCCACCAAATTTTCAAACGAAACCTCTTTTCTTGCTTTGGTGGCATTCTTTTTTACCTTGTGAATAAACCAATTTTTTGTCACAACAGAGAAGTAGGAGAAAGCCTTACTTCCCTTGTTTGGATCATATTTGTCTAAAATAGTGGTTAACCAAACTTTGCACTCATCTCTCAGCGGATCTATATTCGGCAAGTTATTAAACTTATAAGTAAAGATAATCTTGTTAACCATTTCATCAAGAGCTGGGGCGATATACTCTATGTATAGTCCGGTTCTCTCTTTGATACATTCAGAATTTGAATATCTTACTATGGCATCTTCATGGATCTTTGTGAAATAGTTGTTCTTTTTCCTCTTTTTCCTCACCTGTTTCAAGGCCCTCTTCCTCCTCTTCTTTTAAAATCGAATCAAATTTTTCTATTTTTTCCATTATCTCGTTTCCGTGTAGTATCAAATTCTGTAAATGATTATCACCATAATACATTTCTAGACCATGGATTGATTTCACGTGGGTCACATATTCCCCTATCATCATCCAAATATCGTCTGAATGCTCCTGTGCTGTTGCTATTTCTCTCAGAAGCCACCTAACATAAACAAACATATATATATTTGCAAGAGTCAACAAAGATATGATAATTATTGATATCATATTTGCTCCTTCTTTAACCTTTCTTTTTCTTTTGCAATATCGTCTCTTGTTTGTTCGATGAATCTCTTAACTTCTGTGCCTACCTTCTTTTTAGTCTCTTCCGAAGAGGGCTTAAAAGAAATGCTTGGTATCTTTTCTAAGAAACCGCTTGTATGACATTTTATGCATCGATCTTGTACAAAAAACATACCATGTCTAACATCGAACATCTCTTTACAATGGTCACAGCGATAAGAATATATGGGCATTAATCACTACCCACTGTTTTGTTATTCTCTGCCTCAACGTCATAATTCACCAATGGTGTGGCATGATCGAGTTTAAACTGTGGCGGGTTTGTAACTTCCAATTCCTCGTTTTCAGTGATATTAAAGTTAAATCCCTTCAACACTGGTACTATATCTGATTGCTCTAATAGAGACTTTTGCAGGGCCATCATCAAGGCCCCCATTGCTTGATTTGATAATTTCATTTTACACTCCTTTTGTTCTTTGACAATAAATCAAAATCACTCCTATACATCAATTCTGCTAAATCTTTAAATTTGTGTTTCGGCTCCCAGCCAAGCACTTGTTTTGCCTTTGACGGGTCGCCGAGCAATATTGGAACTTCTTGGGGACGGAAAAGTCTCTGATCAATTTCCACATACTGCTCTGCAGGTCCAAGGCCCGCTATATCAAAAACACAATCCAGAAACTCTCTTACCGTATGTGTCTCGCCGGTTGCGATAACGTAATCGCTAGCAACAGGATGCTGCAACATGAGCCACATCGCCTCTACATAGTCACCTGCAAATCCCCAATCTCTTTTTGCTTCTAGATTTCCTAGATGAATCTTTTTTTGCAGCCCTAATTTTATATTAGCTGCCGCCAAAGTTATTTTTCTAGTTACAAAAGTTTCCCCGCGTCGGGGCGACTCGTGATTAAACAATATGCCAGAAGAGGCATGCAGCCCATAGCTTTCTCTATAGTTGTTAACTAAATTGTGAGCAAACAACTTAGCACAGGCATATGGCGAAGCAGGGTTGAATTTTGTTTTTTCATCTTGTGGAAACGTTTTACAGTCTCCATACATCTCTGATGAAGACGCCTGATAAAATCTACATTTAGGCGAGAGTTCTTTTATTGCGTTTAAAATCCTTAAGGTGCCCATCGCAATACCATCGACGGTATGTTCCGGAATGTCAAAAGAAACCCTAACATGAGATTGTGCTGCTAAATTATAAAATTCATCTGGCTTATATTTGTGTATTATCTTCCATATGCTTCCTGCATCATTTAGATCATAATATTCCATATAAAACCTTGGATGGCCATATATGTGGTCAACCCTATCAGAATTGATGAGAGAGGATCTTCTTTTTAGGCCTATAACCTTATATTTCTTTTTTAACAAGAGTTCAGCCAAATAGCTTCCATCCTGTCCGGTCACACCAGTTATGATGGCGAGTTTCCTGTTTTCGTTCATAGTCCTCTTACCATGGGATAAATAGACTCAAACCACTCAATGGTCGAATCCAAACCCTGCTCCAAAGAAGTATAATTTTCCTCTCTCCACCCCAAAGATATGAGTTTAGAATTATCAGAGGGTTTTCTTTTCTGACCATCGGGTTTTTCGGTATCCCAAATAATATTTCCTTTAAAGTTTAATTTTTTGGCGATAATTTCAGCTAAGCTCTTAATGCTGTATTCTTTTGTGTTTCCAACGTTGATTGGCTCTGGGTCCGAATAATGATCCACCAAAAACAACACAATATCCACCAAGTCTTGAGCGTAAGTAAACTCTCTCACTGGAGATCCGCTGCCCCACAAAACCACATCTCTCTTGTCCTCGCGAGCCATATATATCTTTCTTATCATGGCAGGAATTACATGAGAGTTTTCTAAATCAAAATTATCGTGTTTACCATATAGATTGTTTGGAACAGCTGTGATAAAGTTACACCCATACTGTTTTCGATATGCTCTGGATTGAATGTCCAGCATTCTTTTAGCATAGGCATAAGCAAAATTAGATTCATGAGGTGGGCCGGAATGAATCTGGTCTTCCGTTAAAGGATAGGAAGCTTCTGCTGGATATACACACGTACTCAAAAGAGAGACCACCTTCGCGACATGAAATTGCTTTGCTGCTTCGAGAACGTTTGTGTTTATTTGAATGTTTTTTAAATAAAATTCTCCCATATTTTCCATGTTTGCAATCAGGCCACCGACCTTTGCAGCCAAATGAATCACAATATCAGGGCGATGAAAGGCAAACAAAGAGATTGTTTGATCATAATCCGATAGATCACACTCTTTAGATTCAACAAAAATAAACTCCATATGTCTACTGCTCTTATAAAAAGCAGACCCAACCATGCCGGAGGCGCCTGTAATTAAAATATTTGGCCTTTTAATAATTTTCATTTCCTTTTAAAACTTCTGAAATCCAGTCTAGGACATCTATCGACGGTGACCATCCGAGAAAGTCTCTTATTTTTGTAATATCTGCCAACGTTTCTTCTGCTTCGCCCGGGCGCGGTGGAATAAACTCATATTTATTGCTAATATGTTTTGCGATATCCAGTATTGATATATTTTCGCCGCTACCAACATTAAAGACTTCTCCCACTACCCCGGGGGATGGAGAACATGCAGCAAGCAAGTTTGCCTCCACAACATCTCGGACGTGGGTAAAATCTCTTCTTTGTTCCCCGGTACCAACAATTGTCATGCTTTTGCCAGAAAAATGTTGCTTTAAAAACAGCCCCACAACAGGAGCGTAATGCCCCTTAAGAGGGCTCCTTTCTCCGTATACATTAAAGTATCTTAAAATCACCGTCTCCAATCCAAATAGATTAGTATACATTTCACACATCTGCTCACCGGCACACTTGGTTACAGAATAAGGATTCAAGCAATCATTTGGCATGGTCTCCTTAAGTGGCGGCTTATTTTTAAGGCCATAGCCAGAACTAGTGCCGGAATAAATCACCCTCTTAACATTGTTGGCTCGTGAAGCTTGCAAAACATTGGTGGTGCCGACGACGTTCACTCTAGCTGCTAGAGCAGGGTTCAGTATGGCTGGCTGTATTCTTGATTCTGCAGCTAAGTGAAACACGCAGTCGGCACTGTGGAACAGCGGCTCTATTGATTCGTAATCACAGATGTCTAGCTTGTGATTCTCGGCCTTCTCATTAAAATAGAACTCTTCATTGCACTCTGCAGAGAGATTGTCTATTACTGTTACATTGTTCCCTTCTTTTATAAGTTTGTCAACTAAATGACTTCCTATAAATCCATTCCCCCCTGTAACTATACATTTCATTTTAAACTATCCTTTATCATATTTTTAAATTTTGTAGTAGACCAGCCGTGCGAACGATCAACATAACAAATAGGTATATCTAAACCCCTTCCTGTGTATTTTTCCTTCTCTCTATAATCATCTCCTAACATTCTAACACATATTTTGTTATTCTTTAAATAATCCAGTAATTCTGCTTCGGTCTCATAAACATGAATCTCATCAACATATTTTATTGATTCAAGAATTTCTATTCTTTCCTCAAGAGACAAAATTGGTTTAATCTTATTTGGATTTTCTTGAGATGGGTCCTTGTGGAGCCCAACCACCAAATGCTTGCCCACCTCTTTGGCTCTTTTGAACACCTGTATATAACCGGGGTGAATCACATCAAAACTGCCAGCGACAAAGGCACTTTCTCTTTTGTTTCTTATCAAGGATCTGTAATCATTTATGTTTATTGCTTTGTCATCAACAAAAATATCTGCATGGGGCTTCTTGTTCATTATTAGTTCGTGATATTGAATTCCCCACTCTTTGAGTTGATTTGTGGTCTCCGCCGCCCAATCCTTACCAGAAACCGAGCCCCTAGCTGTCATTATTATGATCGTATGACCCTCTAAATATAAGTTGTTAATGCTCAAGGCAACATCTACAAACAATTCTGCTTCAAGATAATTACCGTCCTCCCTCAAAGAACAAATGGTCCCATCTATGTCAAAACAGTATATCATTCACACCGCCGTATGTAAAATTGCTTGATGGGTGCACTCAACAATACCATAATCGTCTGAATCTACCCAAAATTCTAACTCGGAATCTTCTGCTCTAAATTCTCTTAGCCTGTTTCTTGGATCAAACCCTGTCAATATAATAAAAGAAATTTCTGTATCTCTACAAAATGTTGCTGCTTTAAAGATATTTTCACTTTCCCCAGATGAAGAGATTAAAATTACTAATGTTTTTTCTGTTTTAAAATCTTTTAAGAATTGGCTATATGCATGTTCCATGCCGTAATCGTTTATATAACAGGTAAGTCTTGATGGGTCAGAAAACGAAATGGCCCTTTTTCCCAATTGTTTCGTGTAGTCTTGCGAAATGTGGGACGCAATACTGTTGCTTCCGCCATTTCCAAGAATTATAATATCTTCATAGTCTAGTATTATTTTCTTTAACGCCAATATCTTGTGTTTGTCTATTTTTTCCAAAGACTCTATAAAATTTGAAATATTCATACAGTGTGACCCTCGACACCGGTGTCTACTATTTGTATCGGAATAACATTCGAATAAATGCTTGTTAAGAAATTTTCATTTTGTTTGTCCCTGTCCATAAAAACCAAAAAATACCCGCCGTTGCCGGCTCCACATAAACGATGAGCCAAAATTCTATCTTCATTTTGCAACGAATCTTCTATATTTTTGAGAAACAAGTTTTCAGTAATAACTCTAGAAATCTTCTTTTTTACTTCCCAGCCCTCATTTATCGTTTTACAAAACGAAACCATGTCTTTGGATTTAATATTTTCTTCCATCTCATCAACCAAACTTAATAAGAGGCGCCTGTTGTCTTGGGGACCCTCATCAAAAGTCTTCAGAACATCAGTGGATCTTCTGGTTACGCCGGTGTGAATAAGGAACATGTCCATTGACTCAAAAATTTCTTTAGGCAAAAAACTGATCGACGGATCAGTGTCTTTTTTAAATATCATTTTCTTTAAAGCACCTAACCCACAGCCGTACGGGTCCTGGTGTCCCGTAAGTGGATTAAAACTTCTCTCTAGCTGAAGTGAAAGTTTACACATCTCATGTGCTGATAAGTTCATCTCCTTTATCATTGAGATTGCCTTAATGAAAGCGATTGTGTAAGAAGAGGACGAAGCCAATCCCGAACCTCTAGAGAAAACATCTCCTGTAAAGGTGCAAGTAACCGGTGGCGCTGCAAAATGTTGTAGCACTTCTCGGGCGACATCATTTTGTATTTCGCAGACTTTCCCCACCTCTTCTCTTGTCGTATAATTGATGATATATTTATTGGAACTCCTGTTAAACCCGAAAACATCATTATGAACAGCAATATAGGTGTAAAGATTGCACGGAAAACTTACAACTGCCCCGTAATCGTTTTGCTCCAAAAAGCCTTCCAGGTCAGTGGAGCCCCCTGCTAAAGAAATTCTCAATGGACACTTTGCTATAATCATATCCTATCCTACGAATACTTCTCTAAATTGATTCATGACGTTTTCCGGCGAGTAAGTGTCTTTATAAATGTCCCACTCTTTCTTAATGATATCACTTCTATCTAAATTTATTAAGATATTATGTAAGTCTTTGGGCCCCTTATAGTATATTCCTGCAGGTCCAAGAAGATCGATGTGGCCCGTATCATAATGCGCTGGTGGCTCATCCGGGTTCCACGTTACTACTGGTTTATTTTGAGTTGAAGCCTCGGCAACTGTTAATGGGAATATTTCGCCATCATACCTAGCGTGCATAAAAAAGTCTCCAGTATTAACAAATTTTAATATCTTACTCAGATCAGAAGTCCAATCAAGAAAAAGTACCCTAGAATGATCAATAAATTTCTTGGTATTTAAGAAGATAAACCAAAGATCTGATCTCTCCTTTAAAGACTTTTCAATTTCTTCGTGTACAAAACCCAAACTAAATGTATCATTTCCTCCGTGTCGAAACCCAACAAGTGCATCTTTTGGAATCCCAAGTTCCTCCCTATAGTTGTCTGATGGGTTTAGTTTTTCATAGTCGACTATGTGGTCAACCCACGGATGAAAGAGTCCGTGCTTTTTACTAATATATTTACAAACTCCCGCATATACACTTCCGTGAGGCTCGTCCATCCTAAATATACAATGTGCGGCTGATGGACAGTCCAAATTTGTTAAAATCCCATCGTCCTCTCCGCCTTTTATGGCATATAGAAAATCAACATTTTCTTTGGAAATTAAATTATTAAAATACCTTACAATTTCAATATTCTTGCCATCTGGTTGCCATACATCTGGATACAAGTGAACATCAAACTCTCTTTCGAATCTAGACAGAGTTGGAGTAGGTCTTGAAGATGTTGATACGATTATGGGATCCCAACCTAAAATCTCTCTAGCATATTTGGCATATTTATAAAGACAAATTTCAGTACCTCTAGAACCCAGTTGGTATGAGTGTAAAACTATCTTCATACTTTATCTTTCCAAAAATCTACAACTTCTTCAACCACATCATCCACAAGTTTTGTAGGTTGCCACCCTAAAAGATTCATTATTTTTTCACTATCGGGAATTTTCTCCGGAGCTTCAGCAAAAAGAGGTCCGTGTAAAATAGTTGGGTCAACATGAGTGATCTGTGAATCAGAGGCCGTTAGTTCTTTTACTTTTTCCGCTAAATATAATATCGTTTGCTCGTTTTGTGGGTTACCCACATTCCATTCTTGGTTCCAGAATTCATCTTTTGCGGTTGAGGCTAAGAAGATTCCCTGAATAATATCTTTGACCCAAGTAAACGCTCTGATCTGACTACCTGAGTAGTATACCGTTATGTCATCTCCCTTTAGAGCCTGGTGTACAAACCTTGGTAACACGAACCCTCCGTTTGGCAGCTGGTATTCACCTGTTACATTAAATGGGCGAATTATTTGATACTTAAATTCTTTATCCACTTTTCCGACATTGGTTAGAACAATTTCTGATAGTAATTTAGCCATAGAGTACTCGTTCCTTACCGTGAACTCGCCTCTCAGCACCTTGTCTCCCTCTTCCTTTAAATAAGTTTTTCCATCTCTGTGTCCATAAATCTCAGATGTCGATATAAAAACCAAAGGACAATTGCTGTGTTTTACGGCACCAATAGCCCAATATATATCTTCTAAAATAATTTTTGCCATTTGGCCCGAGTGTTTTAGGACTCCAACTGGGCCAACTGGGGAGGCAAGATGGAGTATCATGTCAAACTTTGGCATCTCTGTGTATTTTGTTTCGAGTATATCTTTTGTTATTACGTTTTCTGCTTTTTTTGCAATCTCGTGATATTGATCAATAGCGTTTGTGGAAAGGTTATCAATAACATGTATTTCCCAACCTTCTGAATGCCACTTTTCTATACAGTGCGTTCCTATGAATCCGAGACCTCCGGTTATTAATATCTTTTTTTTCATCTGTAGTTCTCCTGAATTTTTTTATTTTCGAGCCATGCTGAGCCGGGTGGACCAGAATTTGGCCTGTCGTAATCTACACCCAAGATAGAAGATGACCAAGGTAGCCAAGTTTTTTCTATGTCTTTTCGTGCGGCGCCTAAGGTCTTATCCCATTCACTATAAGTATCTTCTTTAACTTTTTTTAAAATCATATCAGACCCTATAGACCATTTCTTATTAAAGTGGGGTTCCGAGAGGGCACATTTATCGTTTTGTTGTAATGGTGACTTCCAAGAATAGTCATAAGTTCCTTCTTGACTTTCATATAAGGCCAAGTCTGCTTGTTTTATTCTAAATACCCAATCCCTATCTTCCCAGCCACCATTAAAAAATCTTTCATCCCACCAGCCAATTTTCCTTATTAACTGCTTTGAAAAACCCATAAAACCAACGTTATACATAAAAGAGCAGGCATATCCGTTTTCTAAATGCTCTATTATTTTCTCGACTTCTGTTACACTAGGAGAGCACCGATCATTTATTAAAATTACAAACTCTGTTGGCGAAGTTGCTATCGAATGATTTATAAGTCGAGAATAACTAGGGTAGGCAAATGGATATCTGTCTATACGATTATTCCAGGCAATATTATACTTTTGCTCTAAAGGTTCTAAGGCCTCCATCTGAGCAAAAACGATACTGCGATCGCAGCCACAATGCAGGCATATTGTTATATCTTTTAGTTTCAAGCTTTTCTCCAAAAAATACTAGAACCATCAATATAGCACATCTCCCCTTGTATGTCAAACTTATTTCGATAATCTACTACAGCTTTTTGGGCTCCGGGCAACAGCCAGTCATCAACTATCAGGTATCCCCCAGCAGAAAGACGAGGATATAAGTTTTCCAAAGCGACCCAAGTAGATTCATACATATCTCCGTCCAACCTGATTAAAGAGAAGGTTTCTTCGTGCAAAGTTGGCATAGTGTCCTGAAACCAGCCCTTCAAAAAGATAATATCTTGTGATAACAAGTCGTATGATTTGAAATTGGATATTACTTCCTCTAAAGAAACATTTAGATCCTGATATGTCCAGTGCATGTCTCCGAGATCTGCTGGATACTTTTCAGCGTTGGGCTTTGGCAAACCGCAAAAAGAATCCGCCACATATACTTTTCTTTTTTCGCCTTGTGCTTTTACTAAACCTGCCATGAAAATTGTTGCGCCGCCGCGCCAGACGCCTGTCTCTATGAGGGCGCCTGGGATTGAGTCTTTTATTATATTTTCATAACAAAACTGTATATTGTTTAATCTTTTTAAGCCAATCATGGTATGTGCCAAAACGGGGTGAACCGTTCCGTTTATCAGGCCGTCAGTTAAAGGCTCATAAATAACATTTAAAACGCTTTTTTTTAGCAAGTCTAAATAAAGTTTGTTTTCCATTTTTTGTTCTCCTTCTTTTTTTGTTTGTGTTCTTTTAAGCAATCTACTATTTTTCGCGCTCTCGCGATGGTCGTTCCACACTCTTTTAGCCAGCTTCTTTGAGCCTCTAGCATGTTAATATATTCTGATGTTGGTAGCCCATTGTTAAAGTTTACCAATCTAGTCACCAAAGATGTCAGCTCCTGTTTGCTAGAGTAGGAATAGCATGGCAAATCTTGTGGAGAACACCATGCGGGTTTATCATCATAGTCCCTAAATAGTAAAAGAGCCCCAGAAGCAAGAATTTCATAGTGTCTAAGTGCATCCCAGCCGCCCCTCTTACATGTTAAACCAAACCAAGACTTTTGAAGGTCTTGCATGTATTCTTCTTCATCTTCAAATTTGTAATTTTTTCTGTTCCCAAGATCCTCTTGAGTGCGGAACAGGGCGACATCCGGAGCGGTTTTCTGAAACCACTGCTCTTTCAGTTGCAAGTCGAATTTCCTAATTCTAGATGAAGGAATGCATAAGCCTGTTGGGTACACATCTTGCTGGTTTGTTAACAGTTCTCTTTTAAAACATGGCTTCTTTTGTATTCCTATAACTTTTCCAAGTTCTGAAGGGTGTTCTATCATTTTTGGAGCATAACCGTAAAGATCGTGACTGTCTAAATACCATATATCTTGTTTTGCAACCAAACTATTTATATACTCCAATTCACCATAATCATACTGGCCGACATTACCATATAAAACAACGTCAATGTTCTTCATGTCATGTCTTTCGACTGTAGATATGTCCTTGATTGACTCAGTCAACAAAGAAAAACCCATACCGTGAAGATCTTCTTTTTTTGTTTCTGACCAATCATGATACATTATTTTCTTCCTTGGGTAGTCTATACAATCCTTTCCCAAGAGACTTCTAAGGCCATGCAAAATGCCAACTTCAAGTAGGTCTCCCTGTTTTTTAGCAGACATGGTAGTTACGAATAATATTCTCATTTTACTATAGAGCCCTTGCAATATTCTTGATAATTCCAAGGCTGACGGCCTGCCCAGTGCCTAATAATTGTATCCTCCTTATTTGACTTAACAATGTTGTACTGTTGTAACCACCTGCTTACCGGGTCTGCCTGCTCTTCTGAAAGGAGAGTGGTATTCCATTCCGGGCCTCGAATTTCTACATTTTCGTACAATTCGTCTATCTCATAATATGTTTCCTTTTCATCATAAGCGCTATACCAACCGTAATTTGGCATTTCTAAAAATGAATTCCAACTATGGGGCATGATTCCGCAAAGAAAATACCACATAGCCTGTTCCCGAAAATCTGTGCCGTGAGGTGTGCTTTTTAACCTTTCCCACCTCTCGTCGTCCACGATTTGATTTATCATATTTCTAGACCAGTCATTAACTCGTAAAGAAATCCAGCCCCAGCAATGAGTATTTCCATTATCTATGGCCAAAGAGAAGCTTTTCCCTTCAGATGGAAAGATTGAGTGACGGCCGTCAACAATACACATATCTGCATCTATATTACAGACACAGTCTCCATCTTGCAATTCTCCTTCATCAAGCATTCTTTTAATTTCATAGACTTTATGCCAAGTGTAATTCCCTCTATATTTTATACCATTTTTTATAACCTTATATTCAAAGCCATGGTGATCACAGTACTCTTGATTTCTAGGAGACAAGTGCTTTTCAAATATTTCCTGTCTCTCATCTTTATAGTCCGCTATGGCGAACATTAATTTCTTCATTTTCTACCTTCTTTAAGATCTTTTTTGTTGTCGAGTCTATTGTAAAATATTTATCGTAAGATTCTCTTATATACTGTAGCTTATCTTCGTACTCTCCCGAATACAAACAGTCTTGCAGAGTTAAATCTAGTATATCTAAATCTTCTGGTTTGCATTTTATAATCGCCTTATCCCAGTCAAAATCTCCGATCCATGGTAACCAAAAATCATCACTGATATAAACAGGTACCGACCCCAACTGCATTATTTCATAAAGCCTATAACTCGTTTTTCCATACCCTCTAGGCGCTAAACCAAAATAACTACTCTTTGTATAATTCACAAAATTTTCAAATTGGTCTTCTGATACTTTTTCTGACCAACTTCTTTGAGAAAAATAAAAATCACTATTATTAAAAAATTGCTGATACATCTTTACTCTTAAGGGGTGGGTGTTTGCTGAACCTATAAAGGATGCTAAAATCTTCTTTTCTGCTGAGGTCCTGTATTCTTTCGGTATTTCCGAAACTATCAGAGGTATTGGCGTACCTGCAGCGTTTCCTCCCGCCGAATAGCAAACCGTATTTCTTGGTAAAGATTCCCTAGGTGCATCATCATGAGTCGAGACTGTAAAATAGGGCAGTTCTTGATCTAGAGAATCTAATGTTTTTTGTAGTGTTATCAGAGGCTGGTCTCGATTGTTAATATAACAACCACTCCAATGTATAGGAATAAAATACCTACCCTTCTCTAACGGACTATTTTTATAGTAATTTATAAAATATTGTTCGAGATATGGACCCACATGATATGGAGGATATGTTGGCCATTGTGGGTTGGGGCAAAACTCTTCAAATAATTCAAATAACTTCTTTTGATAAGGTCTCATAATATTCCAATATCTCTTTGTATTCTGGCAGGTCAGACTCTGATAATAAACCAAAAACCCTTTCCACAAGAAAAGAGCCCGGATTATATCCGTTGGGTGCCTTGAAGACATGAAAATGAAAATTTGTTGCGGGCAGTTGACCAAACATTATTTTTTCATTTTCTAATTTTAATTGATTAATTCTATTGCTCGTTCTAGCATTATTAAACCTCCACCATCCAATGTTGTTATTAATTGGAAGATTTAACGATTTAAAATTACTAAGTATCAGCTCAAAAGGCTTCTGTTCATAGTAAAGCCCAAGTTTGTCGCAATTTTCAGTCAAATATTTCCATTGTTTAAGATTTTCAGGATCATGCAAGCCAAACATTCCGACATTATAAAACCCATGCTTATCTTCGTTCATAGGGTCACGAGAATAATGAGGCGAAACTATAAAATCAATTTCCTTATCATTAAGTAGATTCACAGACTTCAAATCTATTGAGCCCACGAATAACATATCACTGTCCAGAAAAATGGCATGCCGCTCTTTCTCCAGGCATCGCTCTAGAGTTTTAAATTTATTTAAAATAATATTCAAAAATTGTGCGCGGCGGGATGGTATCGAGGAATTATGATCAGAAATTTCGTCATTAACTTTAAAAACAAAAATCTCTACATTTGCAAAATTTGATAAGGTTTCAGCCGAAACTTGATCACAAGAAATATACCATTTACACTCATTGAACTTCTCACAAGAAAACTTTGTTAAAAGAAATTCATTTAGACAATTCTTGGTTACAACTGAGCATAAATTTATCATTCTACAGAACCAAGCCTGTTGATTCTTCTGGGGGTTTGGATCTTTCTTCTTTCATAATTGCAAAATATTTTTTAAATATTTCTCTCTCTTCTTTTCTTTTCCAGTTGTTGTTTTCGGGGTCTGTCGAAATCCCTTTCGGATTAAAATAATAAATACCCAAAGGTTCGGGATATTTAATAAATCTCTCACCCGCAAAAGTACAACGAAGCCAAAATTCCCAATCTGAAGCTGAGCCGTAATCTTCTCTAAAATATCCATGTTTTTCATGAAGATCCTTCTTCCACATGGGATTGTTGTGCGGCTGGTTACCCCTTATCATGGATTCTTTCGAGAATTCTTCAAAATTATATTTCTTGCTATCTGGTGGTAGCGTATCCCAGCTAATGTTCGGCTCGTGAACAATATAGCTGTCGTTATAAACAAGACTGGCGTCAGGATTTGCTACTAAAGTTTTTGCCTGACGCTCTAAGGCATTTGGAGCGCGGCGATCGTCACAATTCATATTAGTAATAAATTCTCCGGTTGACATTTTTAGTGCCAAATTCCAAGTTGCATAAATGCCAGGGTCTGCCTCTAATCTTTGATAAATAATGTTTTCTGGAAATTTTTTTACATATTTTTGTATTACTTTTTCTTCCTCATCCGAACCTTCTGGGTTTGCATTCAATATTACCCATTCGCACTTTTCTTTAAATATGGTCTGGCTTGTCACATCCTCCATGAGCTGTTCAATATGCTCTTTTGCATTAAACACAGAAGTAATTAATGAAATTTTTGGAATCTCTTCTTTCGAAACCCTGTCTGCCGGATTTTCGACAGATTCCCCGAAAAGTTTAAAACAAAATTCTTTTGCCAACAACTCTTCAGTAAAGTTTTCTAAAATGTGAGATTTCAACTTGTTTGCTTTAGCCTGATATGTCTTAAGGTTGTTATAAACCTTTCGCATTGCCCCTCTTACATCATTCCCCTTTACGGTGCACCATTTTGAGTCTTTATTTATAACAGTATCCCACACGGCCTCTTGTCCAACCTCTTCTAGAGTAAACGGTATTTCACAAAATAAAGGTTTAATCTTTTTTGAAGTCTTTGTTTTCCCAGACTTACTACGTTTCTTCTCCAGAACCGGGGCATTTAGAAAATCTCTTTGTCCACTCCAGTTTGGGGCAATGACTGGAAGGCCATTGCAGGCGGCCTCAAACAAAGGGAGACCAAAACCCTCACCATGAGTTGTCGAAACCATCGAGCTAATCTTGTCATGCCTATATAGGGAACACATTTCTTTTTCAGACATGTCACCATGCAGCAAATAAACTTTGCATTTTCTGTCTCCATGTTTTTCCAGAAAGACTCCAAGTTCTTTTTTGCAATAATGGCGATCATATTTTGAACAATTTGCAAAGTGACTTTTTAAAACTAATCCCACATTTGGGTTATCCTTAAACTCATCCAAGAATGACTCGAGCAATAACGGAACGTTCTTTCTGGGGCCTATTTGAGCTACAGCCAAAAAATTGAAATCAGTCTCTAGGTTTAGTTCAAATTCATCATCAGGATCCACACACCTTACACAATAGTTCACATAATCGACCGGGGACGACAGCTCTAAATTTGCCACCTGTTGTTCGTTTTTTAAAATCTCATATCTTGTCTTCTCTAAAACTTTCTTTGAATGATCTGAAACTACTATAACTTTATCCATTTCATTGCATTTTTGTATCCATTCTGGACTTACTCTGTCGACTTCTATCCCTGCGGTATATCCAATGTTTACCGGTGCTATTTTTTCAAATTCATTTGGAATGGTGACCTGTATTGAGACATCCACTTGTCCACCTTCTGTTAAATATTTGTGGGTTTCTTGCAGTTTTTGATCTATCCAGCTCCTATTTTCATCTGCTTCCGTTATCCACCCGCTGTGACCCCAAGAAATATTCATGATTAAAATATCGATTTTTGATTCTATTCTTCTGAGGCTTTTCAACAAAAATCTCGTCTGTTCGCCATACCCCGAACGACTAAGAGCGGGCCCTTTAACTAAAACTTTTTTCATAATTTCTCCAAACTCCACGGTTTGTATCCAACCCTCGTATCCCAAGAGCCACACGAAGATGTAATTTCATTAAAAAGGGCGTTCCACATATTAACGTATCCCGACATCGAATAATTTTTTAGAACATGGTTCCTGCCGGATGTGCCCAAAGCAGCCCGCTCGTCATCAGTAAGATTTGTAAACTTTATCATAACATCCAAAAAGTCTTCTTTTGAGATCCTATCTTCATAAATATAGGGCACCGTTTGAGAACCTATAACTGCTTTAGAGGCCGGCTCTATTCCGTATCCAAAAAACTGCTCACCATCCGTAACTTGCTCTTGAAGTCCGCCTGTCATATTTACAATTATTGGTGTTTCGCAAGATAAAGATTCTAAAGTTGAAAGACCAAAACCCTCAGCATCTGAAATGTTTATTGTGCAATCAGCTATGTTATAGAACCTTGCCAAGTCTTGTGCTGACATTTTTTTCGTAGAAAGAATCACCTCTCCGTTTGTTATTCCAAGTTCCTCTATTATTGATTCTAAATCTTGGCCATGTTCATCCTTTGGTTCTGTGTGCATCAGCAAGACTGCTTTATCTTTGCCAACAATATCTAAATATTCCTTAAACCACCATATTAAAGTTCCTGATTGTTTCCTGCGAGCATTTCTATTATTCCAGAAAAAAACAAGCTTATCTTTTAAAGATGGGGCCTGATCATAAAACTTCTCATACTCCGGGGGCTGCATCTTGCGGAAAACATTAGTATCTACAGTGTGAGGGATCCTAACCAAAGGGACTTCTGGAGAGGTATTTCTGACTATATCCTCTGTCAATTTACTGATTGCTACAACATAATCGTTAGAATTATAATATATTGCATTATACCTGGGAAAGGGGTAGTTATCCCAAACGTGATAATATACCATAGGTACATGCGTTCTTACCTCGTTCTCCATTTGCCATAACCATACCCAAAATCTAGGATCTGTCATAAACCACACAACATCAGGCCGGTGGACGACCAACATACTTCTAACCAATTCTGGCGAACCATACCCATCTACTGGATACACGATAAGGTCTTCTCCGTATTCTTCTGTTTTTATAGGGGTGTAGTCCTCATGCTTTATGGCGCCGGCGAGACAAACAAAGCTATATTCCCCTGTGGCTAGAAGTCCTCTAATCATGTAGTTTGTCTGGGTCCCTATGCCGGATGGAGCAAACGGAGAGTCGGCCAATATTAGTACTTTTTTCTTTTTACTCATTTACAATACTCAGTTTTATAAAACACACACCTTTCACACGAAAGCCTATTCTTAATATACACTTTATTATCTATATTTTTAATAGCTATTTCCAAAAGATTAAGGGCGTTTTTTGTTTTCTTCTTCCCGGATGTGACCCGGAATATTTCTACTTTTTTGTCACGGGCGGTGCGCTTTAATAAAGCAAAATACGTTTCTATATCTTCCGGAGGAATACTGTGCTTTTCTGAAAAGAATTTTTTGTAGAAAGTTAACTGGTAATTAACCATCGGGTCTGATTTCTTTTTCATGTTCCAGCCCCAACTACAAGATTTCCAATCAATTATGTGAATCTTGCCATCTGAAGTTCTTAAGACCAGATCAATAAAGCCCTTAAAATTTCTTCCGGAGGCTTCGAAGTCATTTATTTGCTCAAACAGCGGCTCTTCTACTGAAACAACTTCGTATTCTTTAAACTCTTCCTTCACAGCTGGTAGTATGTGTTCACACAAACCCAACCCCTGTGTTCTAAATTCATCTATAATTGCTTGATCGGTGGGTCGAGTATCGTCTGGAAGGTTTTCCAGTTCCCTTTCGTAAGAGGCCAAGAATATTTCTTTTGAATTCTTGCGATTATCTACAATGATTTCCTCACAAACTGAATGAATTGCTGTTCCGAAGGCTGTATATATATTTCCCTGGAATAACCTATTCCCCTCTACATATGTTAGTTTGTGCTTGTAGGGGCACTCTTTCCACGTCTTAAGCTCAGAAAAGCTAATTTTTTCCATTTTTTCTCTTTCGTATTATTTATTGTTGTTTTGTTGTCTTTTTTCTTGATCTTGTTGTTGTGGGCTTGGGCTTGGATGCCACCTTCTTAATGCGTGAGCGGAAAGGTGCTTTTTTGACAACCTCTTCCTCGCGTGGGGCTATGGATGAATTTCTAGAGTTCTTTTTTCTAAAAACCCACTCTCCAGAAAATGGCCTAGAGTCTATCTCTGTGTTGGAGACAACAAGATTGTGGCCATGTAAAATAGATTCTATTTCAATGCCCTCTTCTCTCAAAAGAAACAAACAAACATCTACATCACAATATTGTTTTTTTTGCGAAGCTGCCTGACGTTGCGGCATTTCTACCTTTATTTTTACCAATTCAGGCTCTTCGGCAATTTTATACTTCATTTCTATTCCTCTCTATTAGAATACACTAATTTTGTCAGCTTGTCAAATAAATTCGGACTAATGGCGCGGATTCTTTCAACATCCCTGTGATGGAAGAGTGCCTCAAAACCATTTGCAAAATATTCCCTCAATGATGTGGCCCCATAAGGAGAATAAAACAAGTTAACGCTTAGCATTGATAATGCCGAATATCCCACCTCTTTGTACAAAAACTGATCAAACTCAGAATCATACTCTGGGTTTATAAATCTTATTAGTTCTGCTTTATACCCCTCTGTTGCTAAGATAGAATACAGTTCTCTTCTTTTGTTTAAAAATTCCCGTTCAATACTTTTGTCTGAATATATTAGCTCTTGGTGGGTTTCTTCTATCGAGTGGGCCACCTCATGAACAATATCATCTGCCAGATCTTGATTGTTATCTTGTTCGTTAGAGACAAATATTGCCGCGTCCTTGTAGGCTGCGTTTATCTCTCTCGCTTTCAGAAATTCATAATCACCAATATATATTGAGTCAAGATTCCCAAGCAAGTGTTGCGGTATACTCTCTAATGCCTGCTCTATGCTCTCTTTCGGTGAAAAGTTGCCAGTAAATTTTCCAGTTTGTATAACCTTGACGCCTTTGACTCTAAATTGAAGTGGTTTGGAATTTTTGATGTACCCCCTAGTTGTCATCTTTTTGCATCACAATTTTATCAGCGACTCCTTGGTTGTACCCTCTTATCCAGTTTTCTTCCGCTAGGGCCAAAACAAACTCAGGAAACTCATCTGCAAATATATCTACTATATTTTCAACTGTAACTTTTTCTTCTTTTGGGTTTATCTTGCTTCCCACATATTGTACTATTATTTCTTTAAGTTTTGTGTCTTCCTCTACTTCTTGCGACATGGAAGGAGTGTTGTCATATTGAGTTTTTCTATATTCTACTTTCATTATATATCCTTTTAAAGCTTGTGTGCAGCTATTGTTGCAACCCTTGATCTTTCGCCCTTTATTAGTGTCATGTGGCCGCTAATTTCTTCATTTTTCAATTTTTCAACAACATATGTTAATCCATTATTTGTTGCATCTATATAAACATTGTCAATCTGTTCTATATCTCCTGTTAAGATTATTTTTGTACCTTCTCCGACTCGAGTCAAAACAGTTTTAATTTCGTGACGGGTCATGTTCTGGGCCTCATCAATAACAATAAATGCATTGGATATAGAGCGACCACGTATATAAGTCATGGCTTCTACTTCAATTTTTCCATCCTCTATATACATATCTAGCGTAGTTTTGTCGTTTCCCATTAAAAATTGCAAGTTATCTTGTATTGGAGCTAGCCATGGCATCATTTTTTCTTCCATGGACCCCGGAAGAAAGCCTATGTCTTTCCCTACTGGCTCGACTGGTTTTGTAACCACTATTTTTTTATATACCGGGTCGTGTCCGAAAGTTTGCTCCAATCCTGCGGCGAGAGCTAAAAGAGTCTTTCCTGAGCCTGCTTTTCCCACCAAAGAAACTAGTGGTATATTTTTATCTAACAGGATGTCTAACGCAAACATCTGCTCTTTGTTTCGCGGCTTTAGACCCCATATATCTTTTTTGGGACTTTTCATAACCCTTACTGGCATGCCATATGACGTAAATTTAACAAGAGCTGTCTTTTTCTCGTTAGAGTTCGAAATAAGCATAATAAACTGATTTGGATTCAGTTCTATCTCGCTTCTTTCGAAATAGATTGGCTTATCTCCCGCGTACGCTTGTTCTATCAATTGGTCATCCACTAGGTATTCAGTTATTCCTTTATATAGCCCGTCTGCCTGTGCCACTACTTGCTCTACATTATAATCCTCTGTTAATAATTTGAGAGCATCACATTTAACCCTCATGTTTATATCTCGAGAAACTACAATAACTTTTCTATTTTTATTTGAAAGTTCAGCCTGTACAGACAGGGCCGTTGCAATAATTTGATTATCGGAATCCTCTAGGTCTAAATCGTCTGGCAATGCAAACGGATCGTATCCTCTTATTTTTAAAATTCCTTTTTTTGGAGCAATTCGCACACCCGTAAACAGGTTTCCTTTCGCCCTGAGAGCGTCTAGTTTCCTAATTATGTTTCTGGAGTGTGCGCCCACTGTGTCTTGTCTTTTTTTGTGCTTGTCTATTTCATCTAAAACTCTGAGTGGGATAATAATATCATTGTTTGAGAAAGATTCTAAACATTCCGCATTTGTGAGATAGACACTCGTGTCTAATACATATATTTTCTTTGCCAAGTTGGTATCCTTAGTTTTATAATAACATACTAATTATCACAATTTTCGTATTTTTGCCAGATCGTGGGGGTTTTTTGATATTTGAATATCTGGGTCTTCTGGGTCTGTGGTGAAACCGATTTTACAGAATAGAAATAAAAATTTGGATCCATTGAAAATTCTAAGAGGCCAGTTAGCAAAAAGATATAAATAAACTCGAATAACATATTTTGAAGATTCTCCTTGTTTCTAATTTTAAAAAAAATACTTTAGATCTATATTTATTATATATGCTAAAAAACAACAAAATAGCTTTTTTAATATTTTTTCTAAGTTTTCTCTTCACTTCTGCTTCTTGTATAGCCCCTAGTACGGCGATAACTAGAACACCAAACAAAGCCTTTGTAAAGGTTTTTCACACCATAAAAATTGATTGTAAAGATCCAAAAAATAAAAAATGCCCGGGGGGCAACTGGAGATCAATGGGCTCAGGAATAATAATAGACCTTCAAAATCCAAAAATAACTGAGACAATTATATTAACTGCAGGGCATGTTTGTGAATCAATATTAAATGCAAAACTCTCTATTCTTGTAAAATCCCAAAAACAAGAAGTTTTTGTTCAATTTTATGATGGATTAATGCACAAAGCTGAAGTTATTTTGCACACACACCCCAATCCTGAACAAAAAAATGGTGACTTATGCGCCCTAAAGGTTTCCGGGTTTAAAAAATCTTGCCCAAAAGTAAAAATTTCAAAGAATGCTCCAACAATAGGTGAAGACTTGATATCCATGGCGGCTCCTGGGGGTGTTTATCATCCACCTATGGTTCCCATATTTAAAGGTATATATTCAGGTGCTGTTGATGAGGTGACCTCAATAACCACAATACCAGCAAAAGGGGGAGCCAGTGGTGCCGGAGTTTTAAACAAAAATTTTGAACTAGTCGGCATATTGTTTGCTGTGTCTTCTAGGAGCGATCATATATCCCTGGTCGTTCGACACAATATATTAAAAGAGTTTACAATGGAAGTTACTGGTTACCTCCTTTTGCAGACTAGTCCCTAATTTTGTGATATTCTATATAAATCTTATATCTTAAAGATATTGCATCTATAGACCCTCCAGGTGGAGGGTGTGCTGGATTAAAGTAAACATCCTTAACTTCTTCTAACTCCATCAAAGAAATCAAAAAATCCATGGAAATAAGATCTACCGTAAACCTAAAAACGTTATCTTTGATTCTAAAAAACGCTCTATGGTTTGCAAAATTCATTAATGGATATTTTTCTACTATTACAGATAACTTTTCCCACGATTCGTCGACTGTTAAGCTTCTTTCTTTTTTTCTTCTCGGCATGTCAGATAACCTCGTCGACTAAGCCATATTTCAAACAAGTTTCCGCTTCCCACCAAATATCTCTCTTAAGAAGATTGTTGATCTCTTTCTTAGGAATCTTAGTATGCTCCTCATAAAGAGAGATAATCTTCTTCATTAACATTTCAGAATTTTCCATATCATCTTGCATTTCCTGAAATTTACCCCACATGTGGCCTGAAAGTTGATGAATCAACATGCATGAATTTTTCTGCATTTTGCGATTATGACCTACTATAGACATCAATGTTGCAGCTGATGCTGCACAGCCATCTATGGTTGTCTCAATGGGGATTTTAGAATTTTTTATATAATCAACAGCCGCGAGACCTGCGAAAACCGAACCACCATAACTATTAATATGAAGTTGAATATTTGGTGCATCATATTCAAATAAAGATGCTTTAGTTAACATATTTGCGTTTAAACTATAGATTCCTTTATTTAGTTTCAAAATCTTTGGCCTTGTAACCGCAGAATAGAAAAATATTCTATTATTTGCAAACTCTACAACATTCTGGTCCTGACTGGCGTGACCTAAAGACTCAGCTGTCATTTCATGAACAGTGTTTGGTCGTACTGTTTCTTCCTCCGAACCCCAAAACTTATCTTTCAATTTTTTCTCCTTTTTTTGTATTCAGTGGGCCTCCACGGACTTGAACCGTGAACCTGCCGGTTATGAGCCGGATGCTCTAACCTATTGAGCTAGAGGCCCATTAGTATTATAATATCAAAAATTACGATATATTTCAATCAATTTTTTTCGAATTGTTGTTCTGATCCCGGGATTGACCTTGAGAACTTGTGGCACTATGTTGTGCCTAATCTGATTTCTCATGATATTTTTTGTCATACGATTTGAGGGATCTTCAACCCACTCTATCTTCTTTCTATCCGCATAAGATAGAAATTCTCTTTTCTCGGTCATTAAAAAAGGTCGATAAATGTTTGGTTCTCTTTTGTATGGAATTAAACCCGGGTTGCCATGGATAGATTTAAAGAGCCAAGTCTCGACAACATCGTCCAAATGATGACAAGTTATAACATATGAGGAACCCAAACTAGTCAAAAACTTATATCTTTCATCTCTCCAAAACTCCTCTAAAGATCGCTTTCCTCTGTTCCCTTTTACTCGACCAATTGTTAAAATTAACTTTTTTTTAGCTGCATATTCTCTTACAAATTTTTCCGCTTCTTTGGAATGTGGTGTGTCGTGATTAAAATAAGCTAATTGAACTTTCCTTTTCCCATCTAAAAGAAAATTCACTACAGACATAGAGTCTATCCCTCCGGAACAGGCTACTGTCACTCTTTGTGGTATTTTTCCTATAATACGTATCATTTTTTATCATTCCTCGTACTCTAGTCCTTAATCCTTTGTTGGCTCTATTTCCATAATCGATTTAATCATCCAGTTAAATCCTAAAATATTCTTATTCTTATAAGCTTGTTGCACAGCTTCCGGAAATGTTAATCTTTTAACTTTTAAAAGTTTTGTTGTATTGTCGTCCGTATTAATTAGTGTTATTACATATTCTTTCATATCTCTGCCCTTAATTTTCTCTATCAATAGTATAGCATGCGAGATCGTTGATGTCAAGCTTTATTAAGTTGGCTCGAATTTAAGAGTCAAAACCCAATAATGATCAGAATAAACAGAAGCAGCGGAATCGGTTCTTTGTAGTGTCATAAATATACCATCACCCGCCGAAAAACTGTTTCCCGAAGACAGTGTGCCACTAAAATTAAACATCTTATCTGAATTTACATCTATATCTATTGCTGCTATAGATGTTACTGTTGGTACATCGCTGTCGCTGTCTGCATCGTCGCCCGTTCCTGTACCCGGAGCTTCGGCCTTCCAAATACGCAAAGTGGCGTTATTGTCGTACAGGGAGTTATTGCTACCTCCCGACTCTTTAAGTCCTGTAATCTGCCAGCCTGTTAAGTTTGCTCCCACTGGAATTACGGCCGCAATGGCTCTATAATATAAATGATAATTAGTAAAGTTTCCGGAAACTGGAAAACCACTTATAGTTGCGGTTGTGTGATAACTGCTACCGTTAAATCCGCTGGTCGTTTTATAATAATAATAATCTCCAAGAGTGCTTGTCTGATATCCTTGAAATTGCAACACAAAAGTGTCCGACCCTCCACCGCCTCCGGAGACAGAAGCCTTTACAACATTGTCATTAGAATCTAGGCCTAGATTCTTTCCTGACGCAATACTACCAGTTGATATTTCTTCCCAATCGATAGCTGTTGGATTTATCTTAGTTGCCATACATTAAATATAATAAATTAAAAAATTACCCT